ACATCAACAACCATCTTGGCAATATCGTTAATGCTATGCCATTCAGATAGTTGATTCCAAGTTTGAACAATACCTTCTTCGGCAGGATTTTCAATAGCTAACATCAACGCTTGGATGGAGTCATTAAGAGATATGAAACCTCTTTGATGTTTTCCATCACCATAAATGGTTAGTGGTTCGCCAATACAAGCCTGAACGATGAATCTATTGATCGCAGTTCCGTAACAATTATGTGCCGATATTGGTACTAGATACGACTCATCATCTTCTATTTCCATATTATAAACATATTCATCAATATTAACCTTCTCTATTTTTTTCAAGGGAATGAAAATATATTCATCATTTGAATATATTCTATCACTTTTATGTTTTTTATTATTGGGTTCTAATCCACAAACTTTTTCAAAAAAACGTCTACATGCTTCGCCAGTAACATACAAATCAAATGTATTTGTATCGAGACTATATTTTTCTCTTCCTTTGAAAGACATGGTTTGTGTTCTTTCTCTAAATCTAACAGCAGATATAATTCCTTGTCTTAATAATAGATACTGTATCTGTTTTAAAATACTACTAGATACTGAAGAAATATTGCATATATTTCTTTCTGTTCTTCCGCATCCATCCCCCCTCCAATACCCGTTAATGAGTTCGTTTATCGTATTATCTGGAAGATTCATAAAATCTTCCCTGATAAATTTTTCTCGACATCCTTTTCCAAATAACTTAATAAATAACATACATAATATTTTAGAACTACCTAGTATGTTCACACCATCACTGCCTTTACTCTCATATACTGTTGTTATGACATTAAATTTTTCCAGTAAAATGCGTCGAACATCCTCAATAAATACTGTTTCGTTTTTATCGAAGGCAAAATTAATTTGATATTCTGATATACTCCCCTCTGCAAGATAATATCCAGCCAATCTACAAAAATCCCCATCCACGGATATGATATTTGGAATTCCCTTCGATCCATCGTGTATATGGTTATCACTCATAGAATTACAGCAATATACTTTATTATTTTTAATGATACCGTAATCAATTTCACTATACACATTAATTACCAAATCATTAGTAATATATTTCAATCGCGGGATCGTAAAAAAAATATCATTATTGGTGGTAGTATTTGTTCTTATTATTTTTCTTGGTTTTGCTCCGTTAGACCATCTTCTAACACAATTATATGATACTCCAGTTTCTTTTGATATAATATAATATGGTATTCCTTCTTTATGTTTGGATATTACAGTATCATACGCATCAAATGTATCTTTATTATCTGGATATTTTGGCAGTACACTTGTTTCATATATGTCATTAGCAGATACCCAATTAATGTTATCTAATTTATTATTTTTATAGTTTTGTCTGATATACACATAGAATGGATGATTTTCTGTTGATGTGAACTCTATCCCATACGGGAGTGATATTTTATATCCAATTCCTCTATATTGGCGTTTCATCGTTTTATTAACCGTTTTTATATTCCCCAAATGAGTATAAACCAAATCCCCTTTTGTTATATCTCTAATTTGTTTATATCCACTTGGTGTCATTACATCAGTCCTCCCAATAAAGCATTCATCGCTAGAGAGTCTGGAATATATTTCTGTTTCATCAAGTTCATCTGTATATGATCCAAAGACAACTGCTTGCATCAAATCACTACATTTGAGGTTCCACATCTTAGACAGATAATCGATCATATAAGTTGATGAAATTTTAGATGCATGATAAATAGAATTAGCCTTTCTTGGAAACAAACACTCTGTTGATGTCCTACCTTTATGCTCGAATGTAAAATTACCCTCTTCTATATCTACATTCAGGTTATGGGAATACTCGCCAGTTGAGCCAACAGTGAGATAGTGAGTATTAGGACAAATATCCTTAATACCCCACAACAATATATTGGTTCCGATTACATTGTTTGTAAGTACTTCATTGGATTTCATTACATTCTGCATAGAGTAAGGCGCAGATGGGATATGACCTAGATTAACAATGGTATCAAATTTTTGATGCCTTAATAGATAATAGATATCGGAGTAGTTATACACCACATCAATATCATATTCTTTGAACCGCCCCAACATATTAAATCTTTTGAGTTTGTTATATCGATTAAGTTCGGGAAGTGCTGATATTGAATTTATATCAGAGAGATATTGTTCACATGAGAAGTTATCAACACCAGATACGCTATATCCAGACATTAATAATTTTTGAGTTAGGGCATTACCAATATAACCAGCATGTCCAATTACTAATATATTTTTACCTGACATCTTTACCTCACAGTTTATTTGTCGCATAAAGGACTATTGCGCCACTAAAACACTCTATTTGTCGCATAAAGGGATATTACTACTTATCGCCGTCTAAGCTAGGAATCCTAACATTCTTTCCTTCTGACTTTTGTTTCTTATAGTCATTCCAGTATTGGCTAGAGGCATATCCATCATTACTCCAGCCACATGAGTCGGTTTGGTTATTATAACTTAATTTGAATGTCATCTTATTACATATATGAACCATTGGATCACCACACCGAGGACAAAGAACTTCCTCATCAGCTTTCTTAATTACATCAATTTCTTCATGTTCACATGCTTTACACAAAAGATCGAAAATTGGCAAAATTTATCTCCTAGATTTTTCAACAGATTTTATAATATGTTTATTAACAGTTTTTAGAACACCATCACCATCATCCTGTCCAGTTTTAGGGTTATCAGGAACAACAACTTTATCATTACCAGTAAGCGCATCTTGCTCTGGTCGCATTAGTTTTTCTTTACTTGTCTCAAGGTCATGACTAGCAGGGCGTTTTTTAATATGCTTCCATAAATCAAAGTCAGGTCTTTTAATAGGAGAATTTTTCCCCATTAAAGAATCAAGAGTTTGTGAGTATCTTTTATGTGAATGCATACCCTTGGAGTCTTTAAAATCATCCCAACTCCAATCACTACTATCTACCCGATAGTTAGGATATTCACCAGTAAGACGATTCTTAACCATCTCTCTAGTATATTTTTCACCTGTTATGATATTACCCACAGGTAAGTCATCATCACTTTGAATGGCATAATAACCACCAGGAGTACCACCAGCAATTGTCGCCTCCTTTATATAATCACTAAATTTATTCATTTTCTTTTTCTCGACTGTAAATGACATTGTATTCCATTATAATCAGGATGACAACAGGATTCTTTAAAAAGGCCAAAAAAGAATTTTGGTTTAATGCTACAATTCCCATTGTCAAAATACTTACAGTTTGTTTTCAACATAATCAACCATTAAATAGTTTTACAGCTATTGTGTATAATACGGTGAACGCTAGTAGATGAGCCATTAAATATCTATTAATTGATATATTAAAGTCATTACCAACAAAGTATATTAACATTAATATACAAATAATAGAGTATAATGTAATCATTTCATTTTTCCTTAATAGGAGCAGGTGGGCCAGTTCTATATGCTCCACCACCTTTAATATCCCACCCGAAGGTGCTCATAATCTTTATTGATACGTGTCCACATTCTTCACAGATACTTGTTTTCTGTTCTCTGTCATTTGTAAACTCTTCTTTAATACAATTACACACTGAGCATTGATACTCATATAGGGGCATTTTATCCTCACAGTTTAGATTGAAAGTATTCTATCGACTTCAATAGTACATCACTATTTATAGTTTTAGGACTAGATATAATCAGGTTTTTATTATCAAAACCAAATATACCATTTGATTTATAGATGCCTATGTTCTTTCCCCAGCTAACAACAGGAACTTGTTGCATGTTGCATAGAATGGTCCAATAGGAACAAGGAGTCACAACAAACTTAACTGACTCTATATATGAATATATCATTTCATATACCTTGTCAACATAGTCAAGCCTATGCATTAATATATTCGTATCATTTAACCTAGTTTTACAATCTCCAATCACTAATACGTTGTAGTAAGGTATTAGTGAATTATAGATATTCAAACTATCTTCTTCTGATAGTGAATTATCGGGGATGAATATAACACTTTCTTTTAGCTTTGGTATAAGTCGAATATTGTTTATTTTCTGATACGTTCTTTGATTGATTGAATATGATTGATTTCCACGTTGGTAGGTAAGACTATATGTATCTATATCTTTCGGTTGAAGTCTTGTCTTATCTAACACATGTTGTTTGATTCTCTTTGACTCTTGCTGATACTGAAGTAGAGAAACATCAGAGTTTATATAACCAACTTGTCCTTCATCATTTCTAGCCCACATTTCATTAACAGGTATTTTTCTATCATCAATCAACCAATCATACATAAACATTCTATTGGAGTACCCACTTACATAAACTTCGCCATCAAAAATATCTGATAGATATCTAGCATATGGAATATTGGATATCAGTTCATGCTCGAATGATCCTATATATGGTCCGACTAATGTTGTTGTCATTAATATTCACAACCCTCTTCGATGATAATAAGATTTCCATCCCATCTCATAAATGAGTCTAGGTTGTTTACATAATCTGACCTATAAGCTATTACTACTTCAGTGTTTTTTAACACATCATCGATATTGGTAAAGATGAATAATTTATCAATATCTTTTAGTAATGTTGTATTTAGAGTAACTTTGTTGTTACGCTTATAGAAAGAAATGATACTGTCATCGACAGTATTCAATACATAATATTTATGTCTGGTATTCTTGAAGTAGTTATTATAGAATGAAATGCTATCAGAAACAATAAAGCGATTGGTGAACTTGAAGGTCTTTAGTAACCAATCCATTTTTGAAATGGTTGGCTCTGAGAATTTAATATGAACTAAATGTATCTTATTTGGTGTCGCAATATTATCAACATCGCTATCATTCACACTGATAATATCTTGACCTACTTTTGTTATCTTCATAATTAACTCCTATGTTAAATCAGTGTTATTTATAGGAGTTTAATCATTTTAAGCCTAATTTAAATTTGGTAGTTACATATAGATACGAGTGAGAATGCTTAAGAACAAAATCATATACATTATCGATGTTCTTCTTTACTACCAACTCATTCAAATCTTTAATGTCGTTATAAGGCATCAGGAAGTACTTCACACGTTTTCCATACTTGCCTTTCTCAATCATCTTCATAATACACTTCTTACCTGCTTCATCTATATTAGGATTATCATACGCTAGAACTATATCCCTCTCTGTGCTATCAAATAACACCTCAAGAAGATCATCAGATATGTTTGATCCTAATGCATTGGTTCCTTGGTTGTTTTCTATCATGTAGCTATCAATCGGGCCTTCAGTAACAATGATAGACTTATCAGGATCAAACTTATCAATATTGAGAATGATATTACTTTTCTCTACGTCAGGATTCAGGTATTTGGGAGTCATTTCATCCGATATAGCTCTTCCTTGGAAATACACCAATTCATTGTTAATAGTAATAGGAATGATCACTCTTCCTTTATATCGTCCAGAGACAGCAACATAACAATCAATAGGTATCTTTCTATCCCTAACGAAATCAACCAATGCTTTATGAAATCTCTTGTTTATTGTTGATTCTGGTGTAGATGATATAGATAGACAATCCTTTTCTATATCAAGATCAAGTATCTTAGTAACTTTCTCTTCTTCGATTATATTCTTCTTGTTATTAAGTCTATCCTTAATCTTCTTAGGATCAAAGACCTCTTCATTAAGTTCTTTCTTTGCTTGAGTATATGAGATACCCTTAACCATTGACATCAATGATGTAATGGTTGTTCCTTTGACTTCACACCCGCCATTCCAACAGTATGCAATATAATCATCATATTGAGAATAGTAATCGACATGAAGCCTCATGGTATTAGAGGATTTCTTGGAGTCGCCGCAAACAGGGCATCTACCAAGAAATCCTCTACCACTTGACTTGACTTTAACTCTCTCACAATACTCTGAGAGAAAGTTATGTATCTTGTTAAAGTCAATACTCATTGTTATTTGCTATTTGCACATGGAGACATTACATCGATATTACAACCATTCAAACATTCTTGACACTTACAATCATCACATTCCTCATCTAAAAGACTACATCGTGAATCAACAGTACACATGGTACATTCCCCATTTGGACAATCGTTACATCGACAGCTATAGCAAGCACAGTGGTCATTATACAGATTTTCAATCTTTTCACATAGTTGAGTAATCTTTAACATATCAACATCTGTGTCGGTTCCTTCATTCCTAAAGCAATGACTACCAGAGCAATTTAAACATGATCTAGGGCATTCCTTACAGGGTTCAGCACAATCATCACAATCACAACTATCATCCTGTTCAGATTCATTCATTTTCGAGTCTTCTTCTGATTTACCCTGTGACCACCAAACAAGGTCACTTAGAGAAACCGTATTAATTAATTCATCTAGGGAAACGTCACTCTTACCAAAGTCGTGTGAGAAATCCAATATCAATTGCAATAGATCAAAATGTTTATGTAGACTTTCATTCTTCTCACCCTTGATGATATCTTCTTCGGGGTTTTTATCCTCACAATTGTTTAGATAGTAATTGGATTTTTTATATAGAACATTTGCCAACTCGAAAAGAGTCGTATTATCAATGATACGATTAAACTCGTCCTCATTAACAATGCCAACCTTTTCATCAATATACATTTCTGTCATTGTTTTAAGGTTATCATACATCATTAGGTAATAGTCGCTTAGATACTTGTTGGTCATTTTTGTTTCTCCTTATGCTGGTTCTTTTTCGTAGTTAACACATTCGAACATTTTTGGTTCGAATGTCTTTGCCTTAGACAATGGTTCATTTTCAAACCAATTTTCTTCGCAATACGCTTTATCAACATCAATAACAAATGCGGTACAGGTATAACAGGTTACTTTACTAGATTTCGACATACTTCTTCTCCTTTAGTTCTTTTTTTACTTTGGTAATAATGTCTTTAGGAAAGAGGTTAATAAACTCATATACCTCTATCTCAGTTGCTTTATGAATACCCAACCCCACCATCATAGCACAAACCGCTTCTGCTGGAGTATTGCTTATTCCTTGCCTCAACACTTCTTTATATATTTTATAAATGCCATTTCTGGTACACATCGACACGAATTGTCGAGAAACCCCCAAGTGCTCCGCAACCTCATTCCCATTCATTGGTCTTCCCATAAATCCCCTTTATGTAATTTATTAATCCCACATTTTTTCTATCAATTGGATTGTAAGGCTAACAAGCTCTTCGTCAAGTTCAATCTTAGACATACCCAACCACATTGGATGCAGATACCCATTTGCTGTTTTTGGATTCCCCAACATAGACAGAAAAAGTCTTATATCATTAGCTACCTTCGATAGAACTCTATCATTACGTTTGTTTTTTATCCACTTATGATATTCATTATTATAATACACTTCTAAAACTTTCTCAAGATAAATCTTCAATACACGGCCATTATTAAAGTAGTCAGGACATTCTTCAGCAACAGGACCAATCTTATCAAAATCAAATGGATTATCAGTATTCCTAGAAACCATGTTGTAATATCTAGGATCGCCTACTTCATAAGGAAGATTCCATGCATTACAGAATTCACTATAATCCCAGCCATAGAATGGATATGTATTTTTATTAATCTTCATGATCGCATACCAGCAATTTTTTTAAGTTCATCAAATCCACAGGAACAATCATGTCCATAGTTATATGTACATTGATGTTTGTGATTCCCATATGATAGAGCAACCTTTAGTAATGATATAGTGTAATTAATATCACATTCTTCATTATCGTTGATATATTTAATTATCTCACGATAGTTCATCATTAATACATTCCATCCATGATTTTCTTGCAACTGCTTTATCAGAGAAGGAGTAGATTCCTGTTTGATTACGTCTTTCCCAATAATCTTCAAACTCTCGATCACTATCAGATATTGTATCATTAACTCTAACAGTAGAATATAGCTTATTGATTAATTCTGTTTGATATTTACTCTTTTCAATACTAGCAGCAAGGGCTTTGCTACGCATCTCTGTTAGTTCTTTATATGACAGAAGATCACAACCAACTTTACGAATCTCTACATGAAGATGATCATTTTTTTCTTTAAGAGAAGCATTGACTGCTTCAAGACCATGAATTTTCTGTGCCTGTCGGTTGATGATGTCATCTTTTTCTTTAATAGTATCAGCCAATGTTAGTAGAGCCTCTTCTGAAAGGTCTTGTGGGCATATATATCGTTGTTTAAGAATCTTACCAGTAGTAAGATCAATAATCAATAATGATTCCCTAATCAATAATGATTCCCTATATGTGTCTGTTGTTACAGGTCTATCCATAGTGATGATGTATGCACCACCATTGGAGTCTTTAAAGTAGTATCTGTTCATTTTGTCTCCTTTTGATTATCATTAGTCCAAGGCATCAATGGTTTAAGCTTCTCTGCTAGTGTTGTGAATCTTAATGTAAGCTCTTTTAAAACATACTCAGCCAATCCCTTATTGAATTTATCATCAAGAACTCTATCTATACGATTTTTAAAATCGTTGACATATATATCAATCTTATCATTAGCTTCTGAAGTGGCTTTCTCAAACTGAGTTCGTATCAGAGAAGTTATCTGACAACTGATATGATCATCAATAGCCTCCTTCATCTGTCTGGTAAGCTCAAACATAGCATGACCATTCCTATCAAGGCTACTTTGGCCAACTTCCTCTTTTAATGCATCCCTTAAAGCTCTATTAATATAATCCTTATTTAATCCTCTAACGACTGAAGAGGCATTTTCCTTCAATGCAGTACGAAGAATAGCATCCTTAACCTTTACCTCAAATTCAGGATCGCCATACATCAACGCTCTAATTGTCTTATGATCTACATTAATACTTAAACTCATACTAAAAATCCTCCATACTAAAATTCTTCTTAATGAACCACAATTCAGTTGCTTGACAGCAATGACCTTTCTGACCAAACATATCAGATAATCCGGTTTGTTGTTTTAGTATATCAAGTAAATCTGGATTTTGCAATATATATTCTATCCATAATGCAGAATAAAGTTCATCACAGGCTTCTTGATTAACGGCTTTCCTACCCTTGGCTTCTCTCCAAGATAGGTTAGTTGATCCATCATCGAATATCTTGAATGCTTGATATATCTCTTCAATGCTCTTTCCATTCAACTTAGCATAGAATGCTGAGAAGGGTTTGAATCCCTTTGAAGAACATTCAAGGTATGGTGGGTTTCCATGCTTAATCACTTATAGTACCTAATAGTCCTTTCTCTGATAAATACTTCTTTGCAGTCTGTATAACTTATTCGCAGTTCATTTCACTATCCACACCAACAACACCAACAGCTATCAACATTCCATGCAGTGCAACACAAAAGTCCAGTTCTCTAATTAGCGCATCTAAATTTGTATTAATCATTATTAGCTCATTAGGTCAGGTGGTATTTCTTCAATAGCAGCAAGGAAATCTCGCTCTTCTTGTGTGAGTATGATTCCGGCCCTTCTCTTATTATTGATAATATTCATCTTCCATGTATCATATTCCCCGGTATGAAACTCTACTTTCTTCCTACCTTGTATCTCTCTAGCAAAATTCTTAACATCATTTGCAATGTTTTCATCATAATCTGTTTTGTTAACCATTTACTCTCCTTTCAACCAAACTACTTCAATCCCACAATCAGGACAAAAACCATAACCATTCCTTATATTGGTGCAATAGCAGTTTGGACAATTATACCAAACACACCACACTTCTTCTTTTCCAACACTATTTTTGTCCCCAACAGTAACTGTTTTTGTTTCTGACATATATTATCCCCTAAAATGATTAGCAAAAACCCATCCACTTTCAAAGCAAACCCAAAATACCAATAGTAAGAAAGGAACAGTAAGGATGATGAGTTACTCTAACCATTCGATCATTTTTGTTGTTGATGTTCATGTTAACCTCCTAAACTTTTTCTTATATTATAATAGCTAATAATATTATTTCTTTCAGCCAGTAAAGCTAAAAATACCACAGAAAAGCACTTCAGTCAACTAACTATTTTATTAATCTCAATATGAAAATCTGGAATATAAAGCTTGATGGGTTCCTTCTCACCCCAAGTGCAATTACCTTCGATGGTAACAATGATTAAGTTATTACCACAGCCCTTGTAGGCATAGTGGTTATTAGCAAAATCCCATCCAATAGCCTTGACGTTCTCAATCCCAAAATGCATATGATTATACTTTATTTCCCAATCGCCTTGAATCTCAGTGTCTCTAGTGCTCATGATGTTCTCCTTAAAATTAGGTTACTCAACTCGCATCAGGAAACTCTAGTTTAATTCCCTGAAGCTAGGTGGTTATCCTAGATCGCCATAACTTCCTCCATTATCAATCGATTAAATAAGTTAACTTCAATTCACTTCAGTAGAATACAGATTAACACATTGAAAGCAGAATGCAGGGATTATTTTCAAATAACATTACTTGGAGTATCAGCCCCACTTTTACGAATGATCATAAGTTGTTTGGTTATACACTTACGACAGAAGTGTGTTCCTTTAGGTGCTGAGATATCGATGCTAATACGAAACTTACCTGTCTTGCAAGTCTCCGTAACTTCGATATGCTCATAAAACTTCTCATTCATTTCTCGTCCACACAGATCACAAAAATTCTTAGCACTCATGTTAAACTCCTTATGTTTGATTATAGACCAACGAAAGCCATATGGCATTTCATTGAACAGAAGCAATAATTAGACTCAAAGCTATGAACATCCTTTTCCAACACTTTCTTATGACATTCAGAGCATTCACACCAACCATCGAAAGGAATGTATTCACCAAGACCTTTTGAGGGAAATTGATCTTTAGTAGGATCATAAATTGTACCATCTTGACGAACACACCACCAATGAGCTTGAAGACCCCATAGAGGGCATTCATAATGCCCTCTAACAGCTGTTAAGGTAGAATCTGATAGAAGAGCCATATGAACATATTCTTTGCACTTACCTCGATATTTTTTATAGTCTTCCATTAAACTCCACCCATTTCACTCCAGTAGTATTTGATGGTTGTATTGAGGCTTTCACTATTTTTTAGCCACTGGAAGAATAGCCCAACCCACAAGAAAAATTCCAATACCTATATTAGTACCCAAAGCCATTCCTAGAACAATACAACCAACAACAAGTGCCAATACGTTTACAATTCCGCGCATAAGTACATTCATTTCAATTCTCCTTATAATGATCGATTATCAAAGATATCTTCAGAACCTTCCTCTATTTCGGATACAGCCTGAAGAGTACAGTTAGGGCAACAGTCATCTTCAAGATCAAGGGTAACACTCTTGGTAGACACCCTCTCACCACAAATAGCAACAATAGACTTCTGAGCAAAAGCAAGAGCAGCTACACCCATTACAGCTTGTTCGTTCCGAATAATGTGTTTCATGTTGTACACCTTTGAAGAAGTTTTTATTTGTTTTGTCTCAATGACAAATACAGAATAAACTATTGAAACCCACATTACAAGCTTTTTATTGAGTTATTTTTAATTTATTTTATTGGCTGACAAAACAGACAACAGTTGGTATTATATCGAAAACTAGGAGGATATCAAGTGAAATATTCAGAGAAATATAATAAGGTTGATGAAGAGTGGAAGATGGGAGGTATGTTCCAATCCAAAGAGGATAGTTGTTGTCTCATATGTAATGAAGCAACACCTTGGATAGACCCAACTTTTTTAGTTGTAATTTGCTCCGATGAGTGCTATACTTCCATGTGGAAAACTTTTAAAGAAGAATCTAAAAATGGTACTTATAAATGGGAGGATATAGATGAAGAGGAAGAAGTTTGAATATATGATACTTAATCCTATCAGAACAGATACATTAAGTGATGTAGGTAATGATGGATGGGAGTTGGTGACTGTTGATAGAAATGGTTTCTTATATTTTAAGAGAGAGAAAGAGGTAATGATTAATGAGTAGATCAGAGCTAGATACTCGTATCATTGATGATATATGTAAGGATGATATTCAAAAGAAAATGTGGGAAGAGTATGGTATTGATGGTCTTGTAGAAACCAGTGAATACAAACTCAAAGAACAAATTCAAAGGAATCCTTTTCATATCCAAAACTTTAGGTTGCTTGCTCTCAAAGAGATGGGTTTGAAGAAAGTCCTTGAGATTGAAAGAGATGAACATATTGGCAACCTGTATGATACATTGAAAAACAAGTCTGATGTTTCACTTACAAAAGCAGAGATTGAGAAATACTATATCCCAAAAGACCCCGAAGTGATTAAATATAAGAAGAGAATTCTTCTTAGAGAGATAAGACTAGAATTCTTCGAATCAATCAAAGATGCGCTTGAGAAGCAAGCATGGAGTTTTAAAAACGTACTGAGGATGTTGGAATGAACAATGGGAGTCTTATTAAATCGTCATCGTTGAAAGGTAGAAAGGGAATTATATATGTCGCAAGTATCATGTTCAAGAACATTGAGGAATATGAAAGCACATTGAAGCTTTTGTATAGTCATGTTATTCCCGTAGATATTACATATGATTTTCATACTGACCTATTTTCGTTGTATTGTTATTGTAAGGATTTTGATGTTGTTCCCGATCATATGAAGTTTCCGACATATAGATGTGTTATAAATACTTTTGACCAATATGTAGAAGTCTATAAAGACAGAGATTATGATGAGGCTCCAATGCAAAGGTCTACTGTATCAAACACAAGGAGATAAATGAATAAAGATGTTAATGTTGTTATAAATGACGAACTGAATATAAGAATTGATACTGTTAACTACGAATACCTTGATGGTGTGAAGAAGTTCTTCACTGAGAAGGTCGATGGTTATATGTTTAGCCACTTGTTTAAATCGGGAAAATGGTCAGGAGATAAGTGTATTTTCAGCACTACTTCAAGAAAGCTTCCATATGGATTGCTCTTTGATTTAATAAGGTTTACCAGAGAGAAACATCCTGATGTTCCTTTTAACATTGATCTTGATGTTATAGCATTGTTTAAGGGGATTGATGATCCTGACTTTACATGGAATCTTAAATACTACCCTAGAGACTATCAAGAAGATATTGTTAGAGTTGCTATTAAGCATCGAAAGGGACTTATCGTATCAGCAACAGCTTCTGGTAAAAGCTTATCAATAGCTTATATCATTAAGGAGCTAATGAAGATTGATGTAGAGAAGTCTTTGATCATCGTACCAACAATTGGATTGGTAACACAATTCTATACTGACCTACTTGATTATGGTATATATGAAGAACTATTAGGTCAAGTAGGTGGGAAGAAGAAGGAGTTTGATAAGCAGATAGTTATATCTACTTGGCAATCTCTTAAAACACCTAAAGGAAAACCAAACCCACATGCAAGTGAATTAAAACAATTTGATTGTGTTATAATTGATGAGTGTCATAGTGCAAGTGCCTCAGTCCTTCATGATACTTTAAAACATCTACCGAATTCATCGTGGAGATTTGGATTTACAGGAACATTACCAAAATGCAGATTAGATGAATTGCTTGTCAGGTCATACATTGGGCCTGTACTAAAAACATATACATCCAAAGACTTGTCTGATGATGGGTATATCTCTAAATGCACCATTAATATGATGGATATCAACTATTCACATAAGCTACCATCAAAGCTTGAATATGTTGCTGTTAGAGAAGAAGTGTTCATCAAACAATATAGAATTGGTTTGATTAAACATATATGTGAAATGACAGATCATACCATGATTATAACAATAGATAAGATAAAAGAAGGGGAAATATTAGAGCTAGAACTTAGAGAAAGATTTCCCGAAAGACAAGTTGTTTTTATATCAGGAAAGGATAGTGCTGAAGAGCGTGAGAAATGGCGTTTAATAGCTAATGATGTCAAAGACCTTATCTTGATAGCAACTAGTCAAGTTATTGCAGCAGGAGTTAATATACCTAGCCTAAAGACAGTATTACTAGCTAGTGCTTCAAAGAGTTACATTAGAATCATTCAAACCATAGGTAGAGCTTTAAGAAAGCATGTTGATAAGGAAGAAACTGGTGCTATTATATGGGATTTGGTTGATAATGTTAAGTATCTTAAAAAACATGGTGATATTAGACACCGACATTACACATTCGAAAGACATACTATAAACGAGTATGATGTATTCGAGAATAGTGGGACATATGACTTTAAGGAGAAGATAGATGAAAAAGACATTATTAGCTATTAAGAATTCTGTGCATTCAGATATGAGTAATTTTCTATCAGAATTTAAATCCGGCGAACTTGATACTGAGTCCTTTCTGGCTTATTGTGCTAACATTCTTCTCAGTGCTGATGTCGATAGTGATGTTGTTATAGATGTTCTTGAATCTCCCACTTTTGGTCAGGAAGGAAAGGATATCGCCAGAAACATTAAGGTTGTTTATGGATATTAAGAAATGCCCCGAATGTAAGTTTCCATTAAGGGAACTCTCAAGGTTTGATACTGATTTATATATCAGAATTGAATACGCTTGTATTAATTGTGACTTTGCTGACTATACTTGGGTATTCTATAAGGACACTAAATTTTCTAACAGAAAGGATGTCAAATGAGCTTCTCGAAGAATATTTTAAATTAGTTGACCATTTTAAAGAGGTAAGGTAATGTTTGGACATGTTTGCAGAAAACCAGAGAAGAAATTGAAGGTTGGTGAAACTTATCGTTGTATTTGTGGAATTGAATACAAATGTGTTAGAGTTTTTCCTTGGAGAAAATTTGTTAAAGTGGGGAATGGTAATTGAATACATCATATATATGTGTCTATGACAATCCCTCTACCTGGAGAAGAGAAGCTTGGTGTAATGGTAAAGTTGTTTCTGATATTAGTGCTCAATTTTTACTTACCAAAGATTTTAAAGGTGGACAATGGTTTGACTTTAGGTTAAACTGTGGTCATTGGCAAGAAGGTGTTATTCAGTATGGTGATAAAAGAGCTATGGAGAAATAATATGAATACTCGCATTGGTGTTATAGACTTCATTCAAACAATGGAAATGGTATATATTGATTTATCAATCAGTGTCCTTGAGGATCAACTTAATGATATGAGGTTCAAGAAATCGAGAGGCTGTGATGTCAGACTTCCTTTTAATGATGAATCAAGAGCACTGTGTGTAAAAATAGAAAAGCTTGAAAAGAAATATTATCGCCTTTCAAGCTTAGTAAACAAAGAATGGCATGATCAACAACCACTATGGAAGAAGTAACTACATAATCATCTTAAAGATTTTATCATTCCCATTCTTCTTATAGTTCGAATCCAGACCTCTAGCATCAGCTATATCAGTTAAAGTATATGTTAGTGTATCAGCTTCAGTCCCTGTATATGTGAATGTAATATCATGAGAGCCAGCTTTCACCAATACTTCCATTTTGCCAATCGTAAAGGTATCTGACTTCTTCTTATTGATGATGTCATTGATAGTCTTTTTGATCAATGGTGATATTGTAGCTTCAGATATGATCCTATCATGCTTACTCACTTCATCCAATATGAATCCTAACTTTGATAATGCTCCCATTTACTTTCCTTTTCTTTTATAGGTATACGACTTAACGCCATTATGAGTATTGCTATCAACAAAAGTAAACCCCGTTCTTGCTTCAGTGTAGCTTTTCATTCTATCATATATTCTTATTAATGCTTGTTTATCGGTGTTGAACACAAAAGCATCAATATCATGTTTTTTCAATAGCATATTTATCGATTTAAACACACCAGAGAATACATTACCGACAAACTTTCCTGATTTTAGAAGATCGTATAGTCCTTTACCATCATCAGCTTCGAACCCAACAGACCATTTATTATCGGGATATTTCTTTGATTTAAAAGAATATTCTATATCCGCAATTGTAAATATAGTTTCAAAATCAAAAAACTGTGAATTTACCTCTCTAACATCAACATCAGTATCAAATGCCTCTGAAAGTTCGTCTATGATCCTTAAACGATCATACATAACAGGATTACTCTCGCTAATAAATTTCTTTACTATTCTACTATCATCTAAATACTGATAGAATTTCATATTATTTATTACTTTTAAATTTTGATTCCATACGAGTAGTAAATGATAAATCATTCTTCAAATCGTCATTAGATGTTTCAAGTCGTTTAATCTGAGCAATTCCATAATTGATAGTATCATATAAATCTTTGATACGATTAGTCACATCTGTTGTATTAAGCTTTCTACTTTCTAGTGCTTTTCTATCTCCGCCCAAATCAGAAAGGGATCTATTCATTAGTCTTATATTACTCTCAATCCTACCTATTAGGTAGTTGTTAGATTTAATCATATCTTGGATGTCTTTTGAAGTGCTAACTATTGATTCTGCTACTAATATCTCTTCATTTACTGTCTTTCCCAAGTATGCATCAATCTTATCATTTATGTTCATATCTATCCCTTACTTATTGATTTTGTAGTAGACAGTTTCTACATGGTTTCTATCGTCTTCTTTACGAACTAAGAGATATTCACCAAACGGTTTAATCATCAAACTATTCTTCTTAGTGTGAATAGCAACTTCTCCTTTCTCCATAGAAACTTGTTTGCTTGTGATGTTTCCGGTAGTGAAGAACTTATTATCAATAAGGTCATATAGCTCAGATGTCATCTTTACACCTTTACCATCCTTAGCAATCTTGTTTTGATCTACCTGCTTACTAAAGCTAAGAGACTCTTTGCTACCTAATTTCATTTCATTGACAGATTCACCCTTTAGGTACTTATTGATATGTGTTTCAATTTTCATTATATTACTCATTATGGTTGATTTTGTTTACAGTCTTAACGATAAGATTATCAATTTCCGATTGATCAGTTATATCACTATTTATAACAATCTCACTAACGATCTTGATAATCTCAGAAAACTTCTTTGAAGGTGTCATACTCGTTAATTCTATTATTCTCTTTCCATTAATCATTTTGGTAATGCTAGTGGGAGAACTCTTACCAAACTTTATATTAATAGCTTCTATCTTTGCCATATTGGCATTGAATCTTTCCTCATCAAACAAGTGAAGCCTACTTGCATCATCACAAAAGGATACATGCTTTAGAACATCGAAGAACTTATGATTCATAATAGCAGCAATCTTACTTGGTTTGATTTCAGTTGCTCGATGCATTTTCATATGATTAATTGCGCTGAACAAGAAGCAATCCCTTTCGTCATTGGAGAACTTCAACCTATCACAGATACCATTGATCAAAGGAATTGCAGCATTGTCATGACCATAGTAAGTATGCTTTCCATCCCTTAACTTATAAGTAGATGAATTCTTACCAACATCATGAAAGAGAATGCTAAGATTAATTAGTGGATCAGCTATCTTATTCTGACACAATGCACTAAGTACGTGTTTTTGCACATTTCCTTCTGGATGATGCTGTGGCGAATGGGGAAACTGATTCAAGTGAGCAACTTCAGGAAGGACAATTCCAAGAATCTTCAAATCCTTCATGATTAAGATAGCATTGGCAAACTTAGTTCCACTCAGAGAAGACATCTTAACCAACTCTTGTTGAATACGTTCAGCAGATAGATTATTGATCAGATGTCTATTCCTGATAGCAGCATCTCTTGTCTTAGGATCAATATCAAAACCTAACTTAGCAGCAAAACGCACACACCGCAAAATCCTTAACGCATCCTCTTCAAACCTTTCACTAGGATTCCCAACAGCCTTGATAACTTCTTCATTGATGTGAGCAACACCATTGAAATGATCAATAATATTACCATTGGCATCAAGACCAAGAGAATTAATTGTAAAATCTCTTCTAGCTGCATCTTCTTTGAAATCCTTTACCAAAGTAACTTCTTCTGGCTTTCTATTATTGATACTTCCTGTTTCTGTTCTGAAGGTAGCAATCTCAAAACTGAATCCATCTTCATTGATGGTAACAATTCCGAAATCCTTCGATGCTCCAATATCATAAACCCTACCAAATACCTCTTCAACTTCATGAGGTTCAGCAGAAGTACAGATATCACAATCATGTACATCTTGACCCAATACTAGGTCGCGTACACAACCACCAACCATTAAGGCAGTGTGATTAGCATCATTAAGCTTCTTCAATACAGAAACCCCAGCAAGAAGCATGGGGTTACTTTGAATCTTATTTAACATGTTATCTCCTTTTGTTTTGATTACATAGACAGAATAACCAATTCAAAAGAGAATGTAAAGAGTTATTTAGCCGTTCCCAAAAGAATTTTATCGAACACATCATCACCAATCTTTCTTTTATAATGATACTCATCGATAATATATACAGGTTTTTTGAGGATAGCGGATACATCCTTAGAAGGGACTTTATATTTTTCGATAATATCAGGAACTACTTTTAACATCCATTTTAACAAAGGACCACTCACTTCTCCATATGATCTAGTTAGCTCAACAGATACAATTTCTTTGAGCTTCCTTGTTCCTTCCGAAGATTTATTTGTCGCCATCGCTACAAACTTTCTATGTCCATCAAAGAATTTGTACATTACGACAGCTGTTAATTTACCATCAATAAACGACATCTTCCAAAATGGTATTCTACTAACCATATCTTCAGGAGAGCCAAACCCTGACCCTTTAATACCCCCAATAGGCTCATATGCTGATTGTAGTAACGAAAACACAACATCCTTATACTTGTTCATCTTATCAGTATCTTTACTGAATAAGTTTACAAATCCCTCATTTAAATGCTTGTCTATAATTTCATCTATATCCATTTACATATCCTAATAAACGCAAGTGACTTCTCTTGCCATATCAATTACCTTCAAATCGCTTTCTTCTAATCTATATCGATGATCCGTTTCCTTCTTTATAATCTTTGCATTTGTTAACTTGCTTTCTGCTTTCCTATAATCAAGAACTTCATCATTCGTCCCTAATAAAACATAGGTAGGAACATTAGATTTATCGACTTCATACATTTCTAGGCTATCAACATCCTCTTTGGTTAATATCCATTCCTCAGAAGTGTGATAGTTTTTGTTAATACCAATACATCCAACAAAGTCTTTATGATCAACAACGGGGTTAATCAAAACAACATTCAATCCATACTTGTTGGCAAAATAATTGGCAAACAAACCACCAGTAGAGCTACCAATTAAAACAACATCAGTGTTGGATAAACCAGATAGATAACTATTAAGGTATCTTCCCCACAATACAGGATTATTTGGGAGATTTGGTGCATGACAATCAGCACCATATCTCTTCTTGAGAATTATAGCATTCTCACATTTAGAAGAGCTATTTAAACCATGAATGTAAATCATTTTCATTTTTATCTCCTTATCTCTGATTACAACTAACTATAGAGCATTAAAAAGAGAATGTAAAGAGTTATTTTACTCTTCAGGAGGAATATTTTTGATTAATCGGTACTTGAGTAAAGGCTTACCATTAATGGTTATATCACCCTTCTCATTATAAGCAATCTCTTTTACAGTGATTCGCTTGTTTTTAAATCTACCACCAAGGATAGTATCACCCACATTGATAGGTATTGTTATATCTTCATTTTGTAAGTATTGTTTAAATTTCATAATTAAAATACTAATCTATATGATTAGTTCCTTTTTTATATATGTCGTAAGTTATTGTATTATCTGTATCGGATTCTATGGTTTTCAGACTATAACTAGAGAACTCTGATTGATGAATTAATTTCATTATAACTCTGGAATATAATTTTTGTCTGCTAGGTCTATCAGCAGAAAACCTAACATTATCTGGTTTATATTGTTTCATAAACAAAAACATGCTTTTTGATACCATCTCAACCATTTGTAGTGTCGTTTTGATATCGTTTTGATTTTTCATATCAACGTTAAGCAAATCACCCCTACCATTATAAGGGCCAAATTTAACAATCCACTCTTTACCACTTACATGATATCCCTTTAGCATTGTTGTTTCATTATTGATAGTGAAAATATAACCAGTATATTGGGGAATAAATTTTATATCATCGAAGTTAGAAAAATCTAATTTTATTTCTATTAATAGTGCATAACATTCTAAGCTATCATCATATTCTGTATGTGTGTCTATATATTGCTTTAATTTCATACCCATCTTCCCCTATGTAACTTCTCTAAGTCTGTATTCTTGACAGGTTTAACTACGCCTTTAGATACTTCACTTTGGATCATATGCTTACATCTCTTACAAGTGAATACTGCCCCTTTTTCCTTCCAATCAGCAAAGCTAGATGGAAAAAATCTATGACCAAATATCCAACATAAAATCTTCATATATATTCCTTAACTTGATTATTCATCCATGCTGCAAAACCATCGACAGAAGGCATTCCTGGTTCGTTTGATACCCAAAGCCAACCAGTACCTGTTTTATAATTACCTTTCTCATCCTCTTGATCATTAGGAAGATAAGTATATGAAACCTTATAGGTATTGAATGTACTATTCAATCCTCGTTCCATAGTTGTAAGTTTAATCTTTCGGAACTTTAGTTTGGATTCCTCATTAGCACCATTGTCTTTCTTAAACCACCCATCATGTCTTAGTGACCATGTTTCATCAAGACTTCTCTTGGTGGAGAACATAACTCTCTCATCTCTATTTCCCAACTTTGTCAAAAAGATTTTGTTGAGATATAGAAAGGATGCGGATTCTGTTAAGAATTTACTAAATTTCATATTAAGGAGTCCATCGTTTAGCTTGTTTGTTCATCCATACAACAACTTCTTCAATTGAAGGCATTCCTGGTTCATCAGATACCCAAAGCCAACCAGTTTCTTTCTCATAACTAGCTGGAACATCTTCAGCTTGATCCCAAGAAGCAGTTGGGAGATAGGTGAAAGAAATCTTTCTAACAGTGAAGTTCTTAACCTCTGGTCTACTAGGAGTCAATAGTTTGACGCTTTTAAACATGATACCATGCCCCGCAGCTGGCCCAACATTCTTTGGTCTTCGAAACCAACCATCTTTCAATTCAAGAACATATTCCTTGAGAGCATTCTTATCCCAAGAGAATATAACTCTACCGATTCTTCTGCCTTCGGGAGTATGATAAATCTTTTCAACAAATGGATCAGATTCACATACCAAGTATTTTTCCATTAAATCTTTCATTATGCCCTCGCAAGCTCAAAGTGTTTTTTAATCAAATTCAAGTCAACTTTACTATTTTTGACTTTCTTGTATGCATGGTAAACAGCTACCATAATTAAGTTCATAGCAGTGCTACCCAACCAAGGAACACTTACTATACTACCAGTTGCAAATAAAGACAACATCATAATTCCCTGTGGACTAGAAAATAAATCAGCCAGAGAATAATTACCATGCAAAGCTGCAACTATATGTGATATATCAAAGTCGAAGTCAACATTACCAATGAAAGTCATTTGACTCCAAATATAAAACAATAATCCAGCAACAGCAATTCCACCAACCTTCTTCAATATAGGATACTTATCCAACACTTCATCTATCTTCATTGTTCCCTTATGAAGTTGTTGAATGATCTTACTATTATGAAGCTCTTTGAAGACATGAAATAATCCTTGTCTAACAAAGACACTAAGTGTATTTATAGCTTTCAGAATGTTCTTTAGATTAAATCCAAATGCTTTAAGCATATTGAATACATCTTTGTTCTTGAATGCGTCTAAGAGCAATCTAGCGTCTAATTTAAGCTCTTCTGATAGCTTCTTAATCTCATTACCAAAGTCTGTAATAATATTCTTAACAATACCAACAGCTTTATCTTTGAGGTCTTTGAAGAAGTCTGATATTCCCTCATTAAGCATAGGGGATTCTCCAAGGCAACTCTCTAACATAAAGCAGTAGAATTGATAATCGATTCTATCTAGTATTTGTTGTTCTGTTAATATATATTGTTGTAGTTTCATGTTATATTTCCTTACTCAGATATTGCAAAAGTTGTACAGTTATAATTTTGAAACACAGCCGGATCAGAAGCACATCTAATTGATCTATAAACCGTTGAAGTTTCATCACACGCGAATAAATCTCCTGTTGGTGCGACAATGATTCCGCTCCATTTTCTCAAAGACCATCCTATATTTACAAACGCACCAACACCACCTGTTTGTTTATAGATATAACCTTCTGCACTCACATATCCAGTTGCATACCCTCTACCAATAGCATATACATCACCATTTAGTGGATTTTCTGATATGCTAAACCAATTAGCAACGGTGGACCCTTGTTGAACAAACGATCCAGTCATATTAGTTTGTTTGTATATATAACCGCCACTGGTGTTGGGTTTTAGTCTTCCAGTTCCTATATAAAAGTTGTTATTAGATGTGACCTCAATACAACCAGCATTGCTTGATGGTGATGAGAAGCCCGAATCAAATGGTAGTACACCACCCGATAGTTTGTATATTGTTGAAGGCTGTGTATAAATGGTGTTATATAGAAAATAGACATTATTACTTGCATCTCTCTTTATGTCGAAATATCCACCAAAACCAAAACTTACCCAACCACCACTCCCAGCAGTCTGCTTCAAAACTTGACCACTTCCACTACCAATGAATATGCTACCATCTGACAACACACATAATCCACCGTCAGACCTACTGTTAGGTTTTGCATACCATGTGAGTGATCCAGTGTCATTAAGTCCAGACTGTTTAGATATATTTCCACCACTATCACAACAAAGCAATCTATACCCCTTTGACCAATTCGTATTTGTCACCAAAACGTTAACAGGGTCTTCAATCTTAACATCATACCAATATGCCGTCTGTGCGCTTCTCCAGTAGTTTGTACTTCTACCCAACGCAATTCCAGGTGTTGCTCCGACAGTAACTTTACCCCAAGCAGTTCCAGTTGCTATCAAAACACCTTCAAGATAAGTGTCAAACAACATTGTGTTCTTATTGATAACAAATTTATATGTTCTTGGCGATAACTGCCCAAGAACTGCGACAGAACCATTTCCAATATCCACAGGAACATCTGTGTAAGACTTCAGATATACATTTCGACCACCAAATACATAGAACGATAAGGTTGGTGTGAAGAACACTTGTATATATTGTTCATCAAAATATTGTTGGATTCCATTAACAGAAAACTTAACAGTGACTTCTACTATATCCGGTATAGTAACAGCTTTGAATAGCTCATAAGATTGATATTCCAAAGGACTTTCAACATATCCAACATTAGTCGTAACTGCTAGATAATTATCTGCACCGGAAACTGGTGTTATAGTTCCATTGCAACTGTTACCATAAACTCTGCCAATGAATGCCGTTCCTACATTGCAAGGATCAGAGAATAGTGATAACTTACTTTCTGAATACGGAGTCCATAAAGTATTAGAAGATGGTTTTGATGCCCAAAACGTGTTATTAAACTTAGTAGACCAATCACAACCAGCAGGATAACTGTTCTTCCATACACCAGAACTATATATGGTGCTTGGTGATGCAGGATTACTGGTGAAATAGATAGTATTATGTTTAGTAGTCCATAAGACATCAACTGGATATGTAAATATCCAACCTAGTCCATTATATACAGTCTCAGGTTGATCAACATGATTAGTCCAAAAGTTATCATCTGTCTTTGTTATGAAGCTCATTTATTAGCAGTTCCTTATAGCATGGCTGTAATGCCTGTCCAATTCCCAATACCAGTAATAATCAATCTCTACTTGAAATATACTAGGAAAGGATGAAGTGACTGTTCGATAAATCCCTGAGAATGGTTGTTGTACGTAATATGTCGGTGTAGCCCGAGTGATTATACCATTACCATCAGCATATACTGGATATGTTAGTGGGTTAGAGTCGTTAATTTCTGTTCTTCCAATTAGCTTGTACAACACCACTTGTTATTGATCTAGTTGGTGGTGTGAAATTACCTGTATATTTTGCTGTTCCTGGTGTTATCAATAGATCATCCATGTAGAATGGTCGTTGGTATGGATAATAACTAGAACCATATCCTAGTTTTATTGAATTACGTGATTCAAATGATACTGGATTTGATAAATATCCAGACCAACTATTTCCATTTACACACAACCTAACACCATTTATCGACTTAACAATAGCAATATGATTCCAAAAGTTTATATCATTAACTGCTGTTGCAGTTGGATTAACACCACCTCCTGAATTATTAGTAATAGTTATTCCGTTACTCGCAAACCAAGGATAATATCTAACAATAAATCCAGATGTTCCCATGTAACTATTACCGATGTCCAACAAAACTGTGTTGTATGCATTTGTGTCTCTGTTTGTCATGTAATACCAAAATTCAATAGTCCAATCCCCCGAACCAAGGCTGACAGGTATTGTTAGATAGTTAGAACCATTGAAATACACACTAGATGATCCAAACTTACTCTGAGTTGTGCTAGTCGTAACAGAACCAGTATTTGTAATTGTATGTCCATAAGTATCAGTAAAGGTAGTACCTCCATTAGCACCGTCAAAGTTCATACCTACAATTGGATTACCAACAGGTGTATATCCTGAATCAAATGATGTGTTAGTATGACTAGGGTGATTAGTCCAAAACGAATTATCAAATTTTGTTGACCAATCGCAACCAGCAGGATAACTGTTCTTCCATACACCAGAACTATATATGGTGCTTGGTGATGCAGGATTACTGGTGAAATAATTAGTATTATGTTTAGTGGTCCATAACACATCAACTGGATAGGTAAATATCCATCCAAGGCCATTATATCCAACTTCGGGATTATCTGCATGATTAGTCCAAAAGTTATCATCTGTTTTTGTTATGAAGCTCATTTCAAGAACAGTTCCTTTTCAGCAATACGTCTTTTGGTTAACCCATTTAATGGTTTTCCATTAGCTTTATTCCATCTAATGAATTGTTCTGATGCTCCAATGCAATCACCAGAGTTAAGAAGCTTTAATAGTGTAGATGACTTGAAGTTGCCTATACCTACGTTATAGCAGAAAGACAATAAAGATGAATATTGGTTATCATTAATATCAAAAGCTACTAGTTTATCTATAGCGATACCAATTTTGGATAATTCATGTGATACTAATTGATATGCTCTTTCTTTTGTAATCTCAGGATCATTAAGAGTTACCTTTGTGCCATCTTCGTAAAATGTGCTTCCTATACCAATAGTAGGCACTCCGGCTGGACATAAATATGGTTTTGGGTAAAACCCCTCAAACTTCTCTATTAAATCTATACCTAACTGATTAATCTCTCTCATATATTACCTATGGGTTAATTCCAAATACTCTAACAGGATCAGATGACGTTTTCTTTATCTCATCTCGAAGCTCTTTCATCCAAGGCTCCATTTCTTTCCAGGTCATTTCTCCAGAGAAGTACTTCTTTTTTTCTCCATCGTTAGCTATTGCCTGACAAGCAGTATCTAGTGTTTTGTGATGTTTATATATTGATAATGCCTCTTCTGAAGCTTTATCTTTATTTTTCCATTTAAAGCTGAAATAATTTGTTAGAATTTTTGATAAAAGTTTGCAAAGTCCCATAGTCATCCACCATAGTGATATCCTTTAGTTACTTGAATATGCTTTTGAATCTATTTATAGCTACAAGCCATTTATTGTAGTCAGGATGTACACTAGGACCAAAGAAAGATAATGCACCAATTTCAGCAAAATCTTCACCTCCAGACATTGTATCTTTTCGTGAATAATCAGTTGTAAAGAATTCTCGACTGTTATATCCCGATGGTCTTCCATAAAACCTTTCATATCGATGTAGTAATTCGTGTACAATGATGTATGACAGGTAAGCATATTTTTCATTGTGAACATCCTTAGCAATATTGGGAGATTCTTTAACCCATATTTGATCTAACTGACTTTTATAGACAGCTTTGGATTTCATATCTTTAGCTGCTTTGAAGATAATAGTAACAGTTCCTTTTAGTGCTTTAGCATATTCTCCATGAAATCTTTTGAGTAATGAATCTATTGATTTTGAGGACTCAATGAACCTACTCTCAGCCATGCTAGATTGATTCTTGAATGTTATATTACCATATGATATCTCTTCAACCTTCTTATCCTTGGTGAGAAATCCATCTATAATTCTATCAATGGTTGCTTGATTCCAATATGACAGAGTGGCTCCAATTGGTTGAGGTATTCCAACACCAGCACCATACTCATACCATATAGCAACTTTGCTTTTTAGCATCTTTAGATCATTAAACTCTTTGACGAATCCTCTAGGTGCTTTGCCTGAAAATGAAAAAAGAGCAAGGAACTTTTCAAGCTGTTCCATATGCTCATCATCATCCTTCCAATTCAGCAACGAATCAGTTAGCTTTTTGATATCAGATGATTCTCTTAGGTATGATAGGAATTTCATTTAACATATCTCCATGATACACCACCATGTGGAAGGTCTAATATATTTTGCAATTTGAATCCCGTTTCTCTTTCGAAATACTGAATAAACTTACTATAAAATCTCTTTAGTCGTTGATCATAGCTATTAAAAACAAAACTTTTTATATTTTTTTCATGAATTAGTACAGTAATGCATTTTAATAATCCTGTTAATGCTTCACCAGAGTATTCATTGGTATTAATTGGTTCAAACTTTCCGGGATGATCTTCTCTTTCCCACGCAATAGACCAATCACCATTATAATTCTTAGCGGAGAATATATAAACAATATCTTTAATTGTATATTTGAGAGCATATTCAGCAGCATAATGAGTTGTTTTGGAAACTACTGGTGTAAACTCAGCAGTGTTTCCAATTTCATTAATTATTCCCCTCAGTTGAAACTGTGCCGAAACTTCATCCATAAATTGTTTTAATCTCATTTCTAACCCCTAGATGAACGAATTTCTTTATTCTTGTGTTCGCACTCTTTGGTTAGTATATCACTCATCTCGTCTTCGTCTTTAGCAGCTTTCATTAACTTAGTTAGGTGCTCCAACCACTTAACAATCTCTTCGGTTTCTGGAAGAGACATAACAGGACCACCGTTGATCTTTTTATATTTCTTATACAATCCATGCATACCCCACATTGCAGTACCCATGAATGTAATACGATAGATGGACAATTTATAATCATCCTTCAATGGAATATTTGCTTCTTTGCTGTCTATAACATCAGCATGAAGCTTACTCTTTAAAACAGCAAGCATATCTCTTTTAGAGAACTTACGATCATTCGTGGAACCAGAGAAGATTTTATCTAACTTTGCTTTGGGATAAGACATTTCAGGTTTGTAAAGCGATGCATGATCTTTTGTGGATTTGTAGTCCTGTTGAGCTAGTTTTTGTCTCTTTGATCCATGAACACCATATGCTGTCACATAGAGAGTGTAACTAATATCACCATATCCAAGTTTTCCATCATTTCCATGAATAACATTGGTTAGATTGGCAGATACATTAAATTCAAAAATGGTATCTCTATCTTGTGTGGAGAACTCTCCAGAGAATCCAGCACTATAAGGACTTCTATCTTTTTCTTTAGGAAAGGAATCCTTCAGTGTGAAGTGATATTTACGTCCTGCTGGATCAAGTGATTCAAAGTGTTTTATGAATGCTTCTGGCTTAAACTTAGCAAGTATCTGAAGCTTTACAGCAGCACCAACTTCTCTATATCGTCTATAGCTTTCTTCCCGATCGAATCCTTTAACTCCAGAATGGCCAGTAGAACTAAACTTAGCTTTACCAAGTAGTTCATATGCATTATTCAATTCAGCCATCTTATCATTAGAACCACCACGATCAGGATGGTTAATCAAGCTGAGTTGCTTATACTTCTGCTTTAGTATGTTAGCATCCTTTCCAATATCGGCTGAATTAAGACCAAATATTTTAAGTGCTTGCTCAACACTCATAACAGCTTCAACTAAGTAGTTTTTGAATTTCATGATATTACTTTATGATGGTGTGTTAACACTATTTATAGATTACCAATTAATATCAGAAGGGGTTTTGGCAGTGACTTTTCGGTTTGGTGCTGGTTCTACTTGCTTCTCAGCTTCCCATGAATGCATAGGATTTAAAAATCTAGCAACTTGTTTAGCATGTTCAATGTTGGAGCACTTCATGATCTGTAAACAACCAAGGGGATTAGGAATGAAGTAGTTCATACATTCTTGTTTCCATCGAAGGAATCATTAATCTTCCATACCATCATGATGGTGTTGTAGTGACAAAGAACCTTATCTTTCTTCAGATAATTCTTATTGGCGCACAATTCATAGCCCGCTTTGAGAAGAGCATTCTTACCTTTGGTGTAACTAACTACAGAGTAAGTGAAAGTTTTTCCATTGGAAAGAGACATTGACTTGATGGGGAAGTTCTGAATAAGCATTGTAGTATCTCCTTAGTGGTTGTTTTGTCTTGATGACAAATACAGAATACCACTTTCAGAGTATAAAGCAAGAGTTTATTTTAATATTCTTATAATATCTGAGTCTTTTATTTTATCTCTATCTACATTCTTAACGAGATAGAATTTCATGCCATATGGCTTTATTTTGATTGAGGAAGGATATCCGTCGAATGCTGGATCAGTTGTTTTGAAAAAGAAAATCTCTTCGTATTGCTTTAAGATGTAATCATGATAGTAGTCGTAGAAGTAGCTCATAACACCATCTTTATTAGTGCTCCATAGTTTGCTACTAAACATCATAACACCATATGGACCATTAATCCTCTTATACATCAATCCATACTTCTCTTTACCTTTACCAACTCTAATTAGATCAATACTGGTTTCTGTGGTAGGAATATGAATACCACTTCTTTGCTGTAACTCTCTTCTCATCACCAAGAATTCTAATCCATGTGATTTATTAGACCCATGAGTTTGAAATATTCCCTCTGTAAATAGCTTAATATGAACCATCTCATGTAGCAGTATTCCTTGCAATTGCTCTTCACTTAATAGAAAGGAACTACTAATGGTTAACTGTTTGATATCTATTTTATCAGGCTCTATTTTGTTGGAAAACTTTCTATCATATGTCGATGCTAATACAGTTGCTTCTACTTGAGCAACTGCGTTCTTCAGACTTCTTTCAGCTATAGGAAGGTTCTTAGGAAGTTTGCCCTCAAAGTACAAAGTATTGTACTTATCATAGTACTTCTTGACTAGGTGAAGATCATTCGTCGATTCATTTAATAGATAAGCACAAAACTTCATTGTTTATATTCTCTCTGGAATCCACATATAAAACATTTACCATTTACATCGGAGTTAAGAAAGCAAGCATGAGCTTCTAATATCTCTTTTTCGGGTGGTTTTGTTATATTGTGTATGTATTGTTTTAGTTTTCTAAGCAGTGACATAAATTACTTGATCAAACTCATCTTCATCTGGTTCTTGGTAGCTTCTGAGCATATCAGACAAAACATTCTCAGGAATGTGCTTACCAGTTTCCGCTTCTCTCTTAGATAGCCTAGATTTAAGTACATCATCAGCTACTTTAAAGACGACAGCAATCTTTTCCCACTCTTTATTGAACTTACAAAGGTATTTATTCCTGACCTTCTTACTCATATGAGTGTTGTCAATAATCACAACATCTTCAGTTTTGATAGCATAGTCAAGTCTCTTGTTAACTTCATCAACAACAGTTTTTCTATCCAATCTATGGAATGCTTGAGAGTAGTTAATACCATACTCGGCAGCATACTCTTCTACAATATGATCATTAGATATTACTTTACATCCCTTGTAATGCTCATCGATATAAAAACTTTTACCAGAGCCGCAAATTCCTATCGTTAGGATTACTTTCTTCACTTCAAATACCTCTCTCTATATTTTTTATCCCATCTATCAATAAAAATGATATTACAGCATTTATACTCTTCTAATATCCTATCGTTTGATATTTTGTCAATTTCTTTTTCGGTCAAAACAACAAATTTATCGCCAAACTTATCTTTAGCACTTTTAAACTTCTTTAAGTTCGACTCGGTATATAGTAAAGCAGATGGTTTTATTTCAATATATTGTTCCTGCAACACTAGATAGTAGTCACAATAATAGTTCTTATTATCATCATACTTTATTCTATGTTGAACACACTCTCCACTTTCAAATAATATATCATGATCCATCATATAAATCAAGTAACTCAATTCCAACAAGCTTCTAAAATATATTCCTCTATACCAACCAGACCAACCATTACCAGAGCCTATTGGTGCTATTTTACCATACATTGGATTATTTTCACCAGCAGATGATTTTCTCCATTTAGCTTTTCTATCAGCATCTTTATCGTTTGCTATATCAGCCCCATATTTATCTACCCATATATCATATACTGATTTCTGTCTAATTCCGGTATCTCTTTCTTTTCTATCAAATCCCTTAATAGTGCCTATAGATACCTTATGTCTAAAGTCTTGAGATTGAAAATATCCAGACTCCGATAATAGAGCACTATGCTTTGATATTTTATTTTTAGCTGATTCTGTGTGTTTTCTACCATAAAACCCGTTTTTATCTCCTTGTCGTTGCTCCGACAGTTTTAATCTGGTTTCTATTGAGGCAACTTTACCAGTATGTGATATTGATAGTTTTAATCTGGTTTCTGGAGTAACTATTTTATTTTTATGAACTGATGTATTACTACATTTTTTGCATAATTTGGAAGGATGTTTAGTGTATCTCAATTCTCTTTCTTTTCCGCATTCCTCGCATGTTACTAATATTTTGGTATTGTTTATATTCATAGATATCTCCTTTATATCTATTTATACAAAAAATACCCGAGCCTGGACAACCCACCAACATTACACATTTCTTCATTTTTATCCTCATAAATTATAGAGTCATAAGGTAGTCAATCATTTTACCAGCAACATTAACACCACTGGTTTTCATAATACCAGTAGTACCTGGAGAGCTATTAACCTCGATAACAAATACAGTGTCGTCTTTTGCGATCATCATGTCAATACCTAAAATGCTTCCACCAACTATTTTACAACATTTTTTACAAATCTGAATCTGTTCGGGTGTTAAAGTATATTTTTCGGTATCCCCACCAAGTGAGAAGTTACTTCTAAAGTCATCTTTGATTTTGATTCTCTTCATAGAAGCTGTATATTCACCATCAATGAAGAATGCTCTGATATCACCATCAGTTTCAATGAAGTTCTGAAGAATGACCTCAGTGCCTTCTCTGAGCTTCCAAACAGCCTGTAGAACGCTCTTGAGATTCATCTTTGACTCAGATATGAACACACCAACACCCTCTGAGCCAGTGAGTGTTTTAACAACGATAGGAAAGCTAAGACCACCAATAACCCTATCAAGAACATCTTCATCTTGAATAAGAATAGTCTTAGGAACAGTTATACCATTTTCAGCAAGTCTCAAAACAGTTCTATATTTATCAGCACATGTCTCAACACAATCTCGACTGTTGACAACATTGAATCCATTTTTCTCTAGTTGAGAAACAATACCAATACCACCTAGTGTCTCACTGGTAGTAATACGATTCAATACAACGGTATCATTCTTGTTGATTTCATATCCTTTATGATCATCAACGTTATAACACTTAATAGTGCCATTATCTACCTCCACCAAAGCATTCTCAACGAAGAGAATATAATGATCAATGCTTCGTTTCTTTAGCTCCTTGGCAACTACAGCAACTGTAGATGATAGGTTGCCTGGAGATTCATAATCTCTCATGGTTAATATAACAACCTTTTTAGTTTGTTTGTTCTTCTCTTCTCTTATGTAATTGTATTCACGAAGTACTTTCATATTACACCTTATATGTTTTGGTTGATGTCATAAAATTTTTCTTTCTTAAAACAGTTTTCGATAAAAGTTCCAGCATCTTTGTCTTTGAATCCCATTTAACAACAAAAGGAACATTGATATCTGTCTGAAGATCATCAATAACGCCCTCAGTGTCTGGCTTAAGCTTTTGAAACTCCTGACCATGCTTCTTATAAGTTTTATTGAATAGAGATTGAAGCTCATCGAATGTGATAGCTTTCTTATTTCGCTCATCCGTAACCCTATCAAGGAAGTGTCTTGAGAATTCTATCTCAAATCCAAGAGCTTTAAATGTCCTATCAAGAATTATTTCTAGGTTGTCTAAATCCCTTTGAGTGATTTCACCAAGCTTCTTAGCAAATGAGGTATATGTAGGAGACATACCTTGTAATTCAACCCTCCCAACAATCCTAACTGCTTCATCTATTAAAAATCGTTTAAATTTCATTATAATTTTCCGCCATGTAGTTGTCTTCAACCATGTTCATTCCGGTTGCAAAAGAATATGTTGATATCCCATCAACATCTTTTCTATATCTCTGATATACGCTAAAAGGAGAGGTCTTACCATATTTCAACCAAATTGTATCATATAGTCTTTGTAAATTGGTGTTATATGCTCTCATAGTGAATACTTTAGGATGTGTTTGTGATATGAAATTATATATAATAGATATCAATTTACCACCAACAATACCAGCATTAATATTTGATTTTATATGTGATGATGTCCAATTACTATTTTCCCATATAAAAAGAACTATTTCAAATCCATCATACCATGTTTCCCCAACCAATGTTGTCATCCTAACAACACCAACCTTAAACTTTTTACCATCAACATCAAACATCCAATTCGCAGCATTGGGATGATCTATACCTTTCATTGATTTATCTAAATCGATAATCTCAATTAGAAATTGGTTAAATTTCATAATTCATCCATTTGTTTCTTTAGTTGATCAATCTTATAGTTTAGCCATTCAATCTGTATATCTTGTTTGACAGATATCTTGTATGATGATTCTTCTCTCAATTCTGCTCGTTTCTGTTGTAGGTTTCCTGCTATCATAATAAGAGGCAAAAATAACAGTTGTAGATATCCAGAGCTTACATATTGAATAACAGTCATTGTCTTTGGAATAATTAAAGGTAATGTAACCAAAAAGAAACATAACCAAAAGAACCACATTGTTCCTAGCTTTGATACAAGGAATAAAGCAACTCTATCCATTCTAGTATTTGCTTGTCTCTTTATTGTGGGTACAAATGTCTTATTAACAAATCTATCAAAATCAGCTAAGAGGTTTTCATCAACTTCAAAGTCTTCATTATTAAAAGCATCTATGACTCTATGGGCGAATACAGAAGAACTAAAATCAGAACATTCAAAACATAGTGGTATCTTGTTGTCACCGAAATGACCAAACATACAACATCCTGAACATTCATTACTCATCATAAAGCATTTACTCCAAGGACAATACCACCTATTATAATAAGATAGTGGCTAATCTTATTTAATAGATTATCACGATCGTGACTATCTTTCTCTTCTACCAAGTCTGTCTTTGCATTAACCCAAAGTTCCCTATACTCGATAGCCTTTTGTCTCTCTAACGATATATACTCATTTTTAGAGTTATTGATATCAATGTATAGGTTAGTAATGGTCTCTTCTTCTTCAGCTAATTGTTTATATGACTTCATTTTTTCAATCATTACACCAACATCTTTATAATTATCGCTTGATAGAATAACACCAACAGCCTTATCAGGAGATATTGGTTTGTTGTTAGCATCGACATATATAGGATTGAGAGCAATACTTCCTAAACCCTTAATTCTCTCCATCTCAACATCATTACTGAAATAAGCAGTCTTCTCAAACTTTATATCAGGTGGAGTATATGGATTGAACTTTGATGCACAACTAACACATAATAGTAGTATTAAAAGACATGATAGTTTTTTCATAAATCCTGCAAATCTTTGTTATATTGGGAAGTCAATTTGGATAAGTCTTTTTCCTTCATGATCTTATCAACCTCAACAGCTGCATTATCAGCAATATTCTTGATAGCTTTTTGTTTCTCAATGGCTAACAGACTATCAGCAGCTATTTTAACTTCGATCTTCGATTGATCATGAACAATAGAATCAATCTTCTGTTCAGACTTTCCTTGAATTGAATCCTTTAGTTTAGATAGATCAGCAATAGCATCAGCACCTTTCCTTGATTTAAACCAAGTAAATATAAAAATAGCTATCGCTAGTATTCCTCCACCAATTAATCCTGCGCCCCCGAAACTAGTAGTAGCCATTAGATTGAGATATCCTTTAGCTTGCCATCTTCAACAACAGCCATTGCTTTCACTTGCTCAATTTTAAATACTTCTCGCATGGCAGCAACCACAGTTATTAGAGTTGTATTTATTGTGGTAAAATCCCCACCACTAATTTTTCCATGCCATACTAATATGGTAGTGACTGTTAGTACTAAATAGATGATCCACATCTTAGCTGAAATGAGGTTGTCAATAACCTTTTCAAACACTTCAGACCAATACTCTTTATTTGTCATTTTCTCTTCAATGAATTCAACAGGCGACATATTATTACCTCCAAGTAATATCTCCTGTTATTTATATGAATTGATAAAAGAAAAGGTAGTAATAGCATTATAGCCATTACTACCTTCAGTGAAAAGGACAACCCCCACCCCTTGTCCTTTTATTTAGTAGTTAATCCATTTTTTACAGTGCTAATATCCTCCATAATAGATTTCATAGCAAATAATTCTGGATTATTAATCTTACCAATAATCATTGGTAAACAACCAATGCTCAGGATCATCCATCGTTAACTGATTAGCTGCATTTATAGCATCTTCTTTAGTAAATAAGATGTAGTTGTTATTCCCCATGCTAGTAAGCATATCATCTCCTTTGAATTGGTTACATGGTTATAATACAATTAACCATAACCAAAGTCAAGAGATTTTAATATTTAATTACTTGGGAATGTAGCTGTCTGGTTTGATCGGTATATGCATTAGTCCTCTCATGATCAATGATAACCATCTTATCAGTTATCTTTGAGATAACTCCTTTATGAAAGTTGCGATATCTCAACTCGACAAATATTACCTTATCACCTACATATAGTGGTTCGCCTAAATAGTCTTTATCTAATCCCATTATTAATTACTCAGCAGAAGAGATTATATAATACTTTTCACTGTTGTCAGATTTAATGAAGGAAATCAACCCGGACTTCCTTTCATAGTCAAACTGAACAGCCATTTTAAATTCAGAATACTCAGCCTCAACCAATTTGAATACACTATACAATGTTTTAGACTCAAAGCAAAGCTCACAGTTGTCTTGATCAGTATCACATAGAGACAAAACCAAGCCATTAGAGTATTGATTAGTTTTGTCTGTAGCTTCAATACTAACCTTTTTACTTTGAACAGTAATATAAACCTTCTTAAATCTACTACCCACACTTTTAATCTTGTCAAACTTATAAATCAAATCATCATCTACTTTAACATCATAGATAACACTTCCTTTCGCCTTTGGCCCATCACCAGCAAAATAAGGAATACGATTCTTAGCACAGAAATGGATAATTGATTTTTGTCCTTCTGCTTCCAGAATCATTCTAGTTGATCCATGAACAGTAACCTTAACATTATCAATTCCATTCATTAGGTCAAGATAAGGCTTAAGTTGCTGATTGGGTTCTTCAAAAAACATCTCAAAGTCATCAGCAACATCGGTAAAGATATCATTAGGCTTATCGACAATAACAATAAAGTTATCCCCTTTAAGACCAACATGAACTTTATCCTTGCTGGTGGATACACCAACATATGGAGCAGTGTAATGAAGTGTTGCCTTATCTAACAGTTCTTTGAAATTCTCAATATTGATTTTCAATTGCTTATCTCCTTACGAATTATATTCAATCCAATCTTTGATTATAACATCATTTACAGCTTTTACAACCTTTTTTAAGTTTAGATCATAAAACCCTATACAGCTGAATGCACTTAGTTCAGCTATCTTAATACGTCCATCTTCTAACTCAACAACATCAAATGTGAAAACCCTATCTGGAAGATACGTCTTGTCTAGCTTCTCAACATATTTGATGAATGCTGCAAGCTTATCCCTTGACTTGGTTTTCTTATTCTTACCATACATACTACCATCGATGACAACACCATCAGCAACAACAATTCTAGCTTCGCATTTAATTTTCTGAGCTTTGGATAGAAGCACAATATCATATTCGTTTGTTGTTCCCATGTCAACATATTTCTTGATCGTCTTATAAAGATATCCTCCACTAACAACTTCACCAGTAAAAGGCTTATCTGGTCTATCTGGTCTAATAAACACATTTTCCCTATCATTCATCATATATACTTTATTTCTGATAATATTACCAGCAGTTAGCATAACATGATCAGCATTAAGGATATCATCACAATAATGGTGATAGTATCTGGTACAGAAGTAATTTTGAAATGTAGCATAACTACCTGGATAAGCGTATGTTTTTGTTCTTTGAAAGTCTTGAATGAATTTTATCGTTCCATAGGCCATCACAGGATTCTTTGTTAAGTCTATATCAGAGAAGTCAACGACCTTAAATGGATATTTCTTATATTCTATAACCTCTACATTATCAAGAGTGTTAAGTTCTTCGATAAGATTATGCCCAGATTCATCATACCCTTTCTCTACCACCCATATAATCTTTTCCATATTACCTCGCAGATAGTTTAGCTTCTCTTAGTGATAAACCATATTCTTCCATCAACTCTTTGATTTGGTCTTCTTTCTTAACACTTTGTTCTGATTTCTTTGTCCACTTCAAGTATCTTTTCTTGATAGGAACACATTTAACAAAATACCTGAATATCAGTTCATCAGGAAGATCATAGATGTATGGATTGATATCAGCACACTTATCAATTAACTGAGGATCATGAGACATCCACAGAGTCAAAAGATACCCACTACAATCTTTTTTGTTATAGCTATATGGTTCTTTTTCTGTGACAGCTTTAAGTTGATCAACCAGTGACATCTTCATCTCCTACTGAATTAAACTCATTGCACTTAATTAGGTACATAAAATCAATAGCCCCTTTGATACGATCAAAGAATATGCATTGATTCTTGAACATATAGCAATATGAAAGGGCAACTGCAAGTTGCCCGGAATTAGTACAAGATGTAATCACTTCTTTACATCTGGCGACAATAAATTCCTCATATTTTTGTTCTAAGTCTTTTCCCATACCACCCCTCTAATTTTTAATATATTACCATAGAAGAAAGAAATGCAAAGTTAAATGACATCCTTTATAAGAAGTGTTACATAGAAGTGTAGGAAATTGATTTCTGGTATGCCTGAAGTCACATTTCGATGTAAATGCTCACCTATAAGCATAATAGCACTAGCATCTTTCTTGAATACATCATTACCCGCAGCATCCATGATTAATGTGTACAAATATTTGTACAGTGACGTATAATCGATAGGATGACTTCTAAGCACCTTTCTAACATTATCAGGGTCTTGAGTCAACATAGCATCAAATACTAGCTTGTTGATATCATCATTGGTGGTAACGATGACATTCTCAGCCAATACCCCATCATTAATATTCTCCTGAAGAGAAATGATAGACTGTCTGATATCAGGATAGCATTTCTTAACTATCTCGATTATAGAAGCATCCTTATGTTTAACCCCTTCTTTTTTAAGAATGGTTTTAAGGCAAAAGTATATATCTTTAGCAGGAGGATTAACCATCTCAATAACACGACATCTTGATTTCAGTTCTGGGATAAGTTTGTACCCATAGTTGGCACAAAACACAAAACGTGTGATATCCTTAACTGACTCCATGAAGTCTCGAATAGCCAATTGAGTATCAGGAGTTACAGAATCGCAATTATGAGTAGGTATTCCATTTCTAGTTATGAAAGTGTGATTTTTTTTAACAGTTAAATTAATAACAGCCGCCTTCCCTACATATTCAATCTTAGATATTTTCATTTCCTTACCTTAATTCCTTTTATAAAAGATTCTTTCCAATTATTGTCCCATCCAGTAAAACTTTTTATATTTCATATAACAATCTAAATCACAAAACTTCTTGGTTGACTTTACTATCAAATCTTTCGATATTGCAATTGTATCACCGCATTGCTTACATGTCGATATATAATCAGGAAGGTATTTCTTATAATATTCAATGAGGTCGATTCCTAATTTATTTAAGTACATTCCTTAGAAGATATTGATATATTTTTGTTAGATAGTCACTATATCATCCCCAACCGCAAGGTCTTTTAATTTTCTCTCTATGATGATACCATTAGCCTCTCGTACTAAAAAAGGATGATTATCATTGCACTTGATCTTTCTTCCATCATCCAATTCGACTTCATATACATCATCAATTGATTTTTTTATAACAACAGCAGTATCCTTCTCAATTTCGCTTGTTTCCATATTAAAGCTTAAAATAGAGACTTCACCATCAATATCACACAACTTAATAAATTCTCCATTGCTCAATCTAATTTCCTCATGTTCTTCCAAACACTCATTGATATACATGATGTTGAGTGAACCATCCAATGACGGTGTTGAACAGAAGGGTTTGATTCGATTGCGGAAGATATCAATACCTCGTTCATCAGACCCATTAAGCTTCATACAAGCGGAATCAGGATATGTTTTCCTAAGAATATCAACCCAAGTACCCTTACCAACACCAGGAGAACCTATCAACATAATATTAGGAATGTCTTCCAAAGCTTTTACTAGCCTAACTTTAACATCAGTATGTAATACCATTTCATCGATGGTTTTTGGTTGATGAACGAATTCCATTTTTGTCGTACTCATTTACTCTCCTTATTAAGTTTTATGATAATGCTGGTGCTAGGTATAAATTTAACAACTAGTTTATTGGGTATGGCTATGGGTTCCCTTGTTTGTGGATTCATAGCTACCCTAGATGCTCTTTCAACTATATTAAATGATCCAAGACCTGTCAACACAATTTTCTCATGGTTGACAAAAGACTCATTCATTATTAATATTAGCTCATTCAAAACATCAGTGACATCTTTTTCTTCCATGATCAGGTTGTCGCTGATTTTTTTGATCAAATCTAGTTTATTCATTTATATTGTCACAAATTTATAATCTTTGCTCATCTTCTTAATAGTAAGCTTTCCAGTATCACTTAGGCTCGATGCCAGTTCGACAAGCATTCTCATTCTTTCTTGTGGAAGGACAACAGCACACACTTGACCATCCAATTCAACTATTAAGCTAACTTTTCCGATTTCCATATGGCTCCCTTCAGTATTGGTAATGTTCCGTGTATTGTATCTGATATTCTTCGGTTAGTCAATCGGTATTTTGGTGTTGACTTGCTTTTGAAACTAGTTTAATATTATAAGATAATTTAACCAAGGAGGAAACTTAACATAATACCTATGCCTATGCCTAGATTTATGCCTATGAGTATTAGTGGTGGCGGAAATATTAGCGGATTTGAACTATTGTATTGTAGTTCTTTGTGCTATATACTTTTGTCAGATAGTATATACTATTGTTTGTCTTTATTTTGAAGAGTTTAACACCAAGAAACAGTTTGTCTGGTGGTTAGTTCCTTTTATTCCATTCATTGTAGTTACTGTTAAGCAAATCAACAATATAGGAAAGAAAAAATGAAAACAATCGAAGAATCGGTGGCTTATATAAAATATTTGTTTGAAGACGTAAAAGATAAGGCTGGCAATGACTATTGGCTTCATCCATATGAGGCAATGGTATCGATGGGAAATGATGCAACAGATGATGAGAGACACGCAATGTTGCTTCATGATGTTGTCGAAGATTTGGATATAACCGAAAATGAACTTGCTCAGAAAGGCTATAATCGAAAGATACTCGACATCGTTAGAATAGTAACCAAAGACAACTTTCTAACATATCCTGATTGGATTCAAGAAATCATTGATACTGGAAATAAATCAGCTATTAAAGTTAAGAAATATGACATCAAGCATAACCTCAGAGAAGATAGATTAGCTCTACTTGACAAAAAGGAAAAAAAGAGGTTAACTAAGAAATACACCAAAGCTTTAGAAATGATAAATAGCATATCTTAACCCAAGGAGTTATATGATTGATCCAAATTACTTAATTAGTTGTATGTTTAAGACTGCATTGCAAGATAAGTCGTATCTTATTATAATTACGTCTGTTTTTGATCCAGAGTACTTTGTTGATGCTCATATATCAGAAATATACAAGTACATGAAGAAGCACTTTGCTGAATATAAGAATATTCCTTCAAAGGAAATCATTATCAATTCTGTTCCTGCTGATATTAAAGAAAGTGTAGAGTACTTTCTTAATGAGTTGGATACCTTTGAATATGATATAGCCAAGAACTATGATTGGCTATTCACTGAGACAAACAACTATCTTAAAGATAAAGCAATTAAGCAAGCTGTTATGGCTTCTGTTGATATCATTGATAGTGGTGATAATATTCAGGGAATCAGAAAGCTTATCGAAGATGCATTGTGTAAAGACCTGAAAATTGATATAGGACTTGATTATTGGAACGATCTTAATAGAAGATTGACTGAAGTATTCAATGCGTCTGAGAAGAAGATACCAACATATTATCCAATGTTCGATGATTATATAAGTGGTGGTTTTCCTCCCTTTACGCTGTCAATTCTTTGCGCTAAAGTTCATGGCGGGAAAAGTAACATTATGGCTAATATGATAGCCAGACAAGTACTTAATGGCCATAATGTTGGTCTTTGTTCTCTCGAAATGTCCGAAAAAATGTTTTCTCAGAGATTCGATTCGATATACTCTCTATTGGATATCAATAGAATGTATGTCAATACCGATATGAAAAAGATATTAGTAACAAAATTACATGAGATAAAGAAGACACCGAATAGAGGAAATTTATTTATTAAAAATTTTCCGACAGGTAATGCAAGTGTAGCAGATTTCAGAATGTGGATTAGAGAATTATCCATGCGAGGAAATAACCCTGATATTCTCTATTGCGACTATATTAACTTAATGAGGCCAGAATACAAAAATACTGGATCGCTATACGCAGATGTTAAAAAAATTGCCGAAGAGCTTAGAGCATTGGGACTAGAGTTCGGCATCCCGATTGTATCGGTATCCCAGATAAATCGTGCAGGTACTTTCTTATCATTTGGTGAGTTGGATATGAATAGTATAGCAGAAAGTTTTGGAGTGGCAGCAACCGCAGATTTGTTGGCAATCGTAGGCGGGGATGAAGAAAGTATGGTGTATCAATCTGAATTATCGTACAAATTAGTCAAGAACCGATTGGGTCGTCCGGGTGTAATTGGTAAATGGTACGTTGATGATCGATCATTGAAACTATACTGTGAGACAGAAAGCAAATTATGGATATCCGATGCAAATATAACCGGCGATGAAAGAAATCTTTACTCAAAGAAAAATAAATCTTGATTTAATATTTTGAATGGGTTATCCTGTGTCTGTCAGTGAGTGACAACAACTAACCCATTTAAAGGTAACGATCATGAAAAAGCACAAACTGTTGACCAAGGAAATTGAAAAATCAATCCCTGCTCTTTACTCTACTGAGAATGTTACTCTCAATGAGAAGAAGATTGCTGTTAAGTATTTCGACCCTTACGGCAAGTGGAGTTGGCTTGCATTGGAAGGCGAGAGAACTGAAGATGGCGATTTCAGATTCTTTGGTTTGGTTGATGGTCATGAGAAAGAATACGGATATTGGATGTTGAGTGAGTTGGAATCAATTCCCGACCCCTACAACCGTAAGCAGCATCGAATTGAAAGGGATGTTTACTATACTGGTACGATTGCCGATTACAACAATGGTCGAAATTAGTATCTGAACATACATCTTCGAAAAGGGATAATAATGCGAAAGTGTTATTATCCCTTTCTTATTTACAATCCAAATTATATATGATATAATTACCAAAATAACTGGAGGAGAAGCATATCTATACCAATATAGCATATAATCAAACAAGCTCAGAAATAACACTATGGGAGACAATTAAAGGAGAACGATTTTGTTCAACTTTTAATTGGGTTCCTTATGTTTACATGAAATCACCAACACCAACCAAAACAAAATCAATTTATGGTGATTATGTTGGTAGGAGAGAGTTTGAAAATTATCAACAATATAGAACCTTTCTTGATAAGAATAAAGATTGTCTGGAAAATGAAGTTCTTCCAACTGTTCAATTTCTAACTGAAAGATACCACCAAATACCAGATGAAGAAATGTCTGTTCCTAAGTTGGAATGTCATTTTGACGATATTGAAGTATATTCGGAGGTCTTTCCGAGTCCAGATAAAGCAGATCATCCAATTACTATTATCACCATAGCACATAACAAAGGAATTCAGTCTTTTGGATTACATGCTTATACTAATGATACTGGAATAAAGAATCTCACATATCATCATTGTGATAATGAAAGAGATTTACTTACCCAATATTTCAATTGGAAGCATAAGAATCCATGTGATATATCAACAGGATGGTTTTACTGTGACGATAAGAAATCTAACACAAGAGGTGGGTTCGACTTACCATATATCATCAACAGAACTAAGAAGCTATTTGGTGATGATACTAAATTATGGAAATTACTTTCACCTAGTAAACAAGCAAGTACTTGGTTCACTAAGGATGGCATTCAACAAATCTATATAGCAGGAGTAACCATTCTTGACTATAAAGCAATATACAAATGGTATTCAACTAATAACCTTGAAAGTGGCAAGCTTGATTACGTTGCTCAGTTAGAGGGTCTTGGTGGTAAGATTGACTATGGCGAATATGGAAATCTACGAAACCTATATAAGCAAAATTGGCAACTATATTGTGAATATAATTTCCGTGACGCTCAATTAGTTCAAAATATCGACAAAAAATGTGGTTATTTTGCGCTAATTCAATCACTTGCATTACTTTGTAAAGTACCTATGGCAATGTATAACTCAACAACAGCTCTTATTGAAGGCTTGATGTTGACATATTACAGAAGAAATAATTTATGTGCTCCAAGATTGGTTGGTGGTAGTCAGGAGTGGTATCCTGCTGCATTCGTTAAAGAGCCAAAGAAAGGATTGTATAATTGGGTAATAGATATTGATATAACAAGCTCATACCCCACTGCTATTATAACACTTAACATATCTCCAGAGACATACTTTGGGAGGATCATTGGATTCAGTGAGAAGCATATAACTGATTATAGGACCGAAAAAGGGGTTCATGATAAGGATAATGATGATAGACCGTTCTATAAGATCATCGTTGAATATATGCAAACCAAGGAATTCCCACCATTCTATTTCATGAAGAACGATGATCTAAGAACCATTGTTTTTATTGAAGGTGCTCAGTTAGATGCAATTAACCAAAGTTTGAAAAAGAAGTTGTTTTGTGTTGCTCCTTGTGGTAGCATGTTTAAGAATTCACCTAAAGGTGTTATCGCTATTGTTGAGAAGTTAGTATTTGAAAAAAGAAAGTTTCAAAATGGTGAGAAGAAAAGACTATATAAAGAAGCTGATAAGTTAAAGGGTAAAGAAAAGAAAGACCTGCTTGAAAAGGCTAAACAAAAACATGATTTGCAGTGGGCATTGAAGATATTATTAAATTCTGTGTACGGTGTCATGGGCGTACCATACTCAAGATACTTCAATAAACATGCAGCAGAAGCTATAACTAGTACCGGAAGACAGACCATCCTTGATGGACAAAGGTACGCGAATGAGCTTCTAAACAACCCTAGCGATGAATTACTAAATATACTACGGGAAATAATAGAATATTAAACTTTACACTTCTTTCTTTTCATATCGCAGTTTTTATGAGTTTTATTATGACACTTTTTACATAATGTAATACACTTATCAATATCAGCAGATTCTATAGGGTTAATCTCAACACCTTCAGTATGATGGCAATGCAATTGGGCATCTTCTTTTGTATTGCCACATATCTGACAAGTGTAGTTGTCTAAGGCTAGAACCATCTTTCTTAGTTGAGGTTGTACCTCTCTTGAGGTATTTACTTTGAAATTTTTAGGAAAAAATTTCTGATTATATGTTCCGCACGATTTTTTACAATTATCAGAGCAATATAGATTGTTATCACCTTCCTTAATGCCCTTAATAGACTGCACTCGTCTTATAACACTTCTACTAGTAGGGATAAAATAATCACCACAATATTTACATCTACATTCTAGGAATACACTATCTGCTGATAATGTAGGTTCTTCCTCTATGGTTAGTTGATTTTTATATGTATCATATATAGCAAAAGCTTTTATAATTTTTTCATTCTTTAATTTTGTATATGTGGGATTGTTAATTCTATATTGTCTTCTATCTTCATTTAGTTTATCTTTAACGATTGGATACCTTGATTTTTGTCTTTGTTTAACACATTCATTACAGTGTGATTGATATCCAAGTCTTCGTTCTTTTCTCTTTCTAAAGTCACTAATAGGCTTAATCTCTCCACACTTACTACATTTTTTTTCGGTAAACGATATTGGTGGAGATGTATTTTCTTTTGATTTCTTAATATTCTTTCGCTGTCTGTATGTTTCGCAACTTTTCTTACAATCAACAGAACAATATACATTATTCTCACCGCCAGATTTACCATTTATGCTAAGAATTCTATTATTTACCTGGCTATTAGTAGGACTAAAGTACTCCCGGCAATATTTGCATTTGACTTCCAGTGATATACCATCATCAGATAATCTTGAATCTTCATCAATAGTTAGCTGACGCGAATATGTTAAGTATGATGGTGTTGATTTTCTATATAATTGTCGATCTATCTTACATTTTTCTCTATTATGAGTATAATACTCTTTTGATGCTATTTGTAACTTCTCTCTTATTTTTATACTATTTTTATATTTTTCCCTATTTTCCTTGTTGATACATGTTATGCACTGTGGTGTATATTTTCCGACTCTATCGCTTCGTTGTTTAAAATCTCCAATAGGTTTAATTTCATTGCATTTAGAGCATTTTTTGGTATAAATAGGATCAGCCATGATGTTTACTCCTTCAAAGTAAATGTTTAGGTTAGAACCCAATTACCACGGCAAATGGTAATTGGGTTTGTTTATTTCTAGTACTATTTATAGAAAATTATTGACATCCTCAAAAAGACATGTTATTAATTAGCATATTAACAATAACTATTTGAATGATTGGAAAAATAAATCTTGATTTATGATTTTTAATGGGCTATCCTGTGTCTGTCAGTGAGTGACAACCAATTGAGATAAAGGAGAAGAATATGTTAGTTATAAAATCATTCGATGAAGCCATTAATATGATTTCTGATATTAAGATGGGTTTGTTGGTTGGCGAGGAAGAAGTAGATGGAGATGTTCTTTCTCCTATAGCACAACAACACTTTCTTAGTGCTCTTGCCTCATTAGATAAAGTGCGAGTAGAACTAACTCTCTCAAAATATCACAATATGCAGGGGAAGTAAAATATAGGAAAAGTAGTATGTTTTTCTAGGATTTATTTTAAACAAAACACTAAAGGACTCAACAATGATGCAGGCTCAGGAGTATCTACAGAAAAATAGCCTTGAGAAGCTTACTGAAGAATTTGGTATCAAGGTGAAGGACTATCCAGATCGTATAGTACTAAACTACTGCCAGATCGATTCAAGCAACCATCGATTTAATCCAATTGTCATGGAATGTCGTAATCTCATTCTAAGCAAGAAGGATTACTCTGTTATGTCTCGCTCGTTTGATCGATTCTATAACTTAGGTGAAGACCCAAATACAGAAAACTTCAATATCACTCAGGCTACTGTCTTTGAGAAGCTTGATGGTAGTCTGATGACTGTTTATCATGATGGTGATAAGTGGAATGTATGTTCTCGTTCTATGGCTTATGGTGAGGGTGAGACTCCTTCAGGTAAGACCTTTGCTGAAGTGTTTGAATTGTGCCTTGGTGATACTGTTAATAATCACTTTCGTAACTTCAATAAGGAGGACTGCTACATCTTTGAAATGTGTTCTAAGTTCAACAGGGTAGTAAAAGCATACACAGAAGATGCTATATATCTTACTGGTATTCGAAATAAAGTTACTGGTCAGCATGAAGATATTCATGCAGCATATGTTAATTTTCCAGTAGTTAATTGGAAGTATCCTGAAGTTTATAAGTTTGAGTATATCGATGATATCCATACATCATTTAAGGATTTACCTGCAATGGATGAAGGTTATGTTTGCTATATCCGAAAGAGTAACTGGCGTATTAAGATCAAGAATCCTGCTTATCTTGCTATTGCTCACTTGAGGGATAATGGAACTGTTACACCAAAGAGAGTTGTTAGGTTGGTGATGGGTAATGATCATGAAGAATTTTTATTGTATTTCCCTGAATATGCCGAAATTTTTAATAAATATGTTGCTGCTATTAACTCTCTAAAAAGAGATATTGAATCAACATATAATGATATTAAAAATTTGGATAATCAAAAAGACTTCGCGCTAAAAGCAATTAAGCACAAGTTCTCTGGTGTTCTCTTTAATGCTAGGAAAAAGCATATCGATATTGTAGATGCAATCAACGAAATAGATGATATGGAATTCATTGGTAATCTAGCAACTGACTATCTACAAGACGAATGTAATCTTGATGTATTATAACTATTTTTTTAATATCATCAATTTCTGAGTATCCTGTGATATCACGTATCATGTTTCCGAATGGAGTAAGACGATTCTTGTTATTAACCATCGGAGAATTTTTTAACGGACTCTTAAATATAATTTTTAATATATCTTCGCTAATATGAATAAATCTGCATTTATCTCCATGCCATTTATTCATATTAGCGACATCAACAAGAGTTCCGCATATATGGCATGGTTGCTTATCTCTGACAACACCTAGAGTGGGTGATTTCCAACCATGAGTAATGACATACTCTTTTTGTCGCATGCTTTGTCGCATGTTCATCTCCGAAGACCTTTTTTTATTTTTATTTGCCTTCCCAATTCTATCTTTGTGTTCTGGAGATAAAATTCGTCCTTTAATTGACATAGACAGTGCAATACGTTTGTTCTTTTTTTGCTCTTCTGTCATGTTTAATATTCTCTTTTTGGCAGCAATAGAAGCATTTTTGCGAGATTTTTCAGATTTCATCCAATGATTATCACCAGAAATTGATTTTGAATATGCCTTCTTTGATAGTTCATACACCTTAGAGCAAACTTTATATCTTTTATGATTTGATGAGTGCTGTGATGTTAAACCCCAAAAAGCCCTAAACATTGATTGACTATGTGTTATCTTAGTGAGAAGCCAGTGACATATAAAGTGTTCTCTTGCGGAAAGATATACTCTATTGCTCTTATCGTTCTTTTGTATATCATCAGAGCACAAGCTTTTTGGTAAAATATGGTGTTCCTCCGTGTATCCATAATATAAGACAGCCTCTTTTCTTGTAGTAAATTTCAATTGAGAGCGTTTACATATTGACAAATACCACTTAACATACTTATTATATCCATAGTCTATTATAGTTTGATGATATTGGTTCATATAATCCCCTTATTTAGTTACTACTATTTATATAAATAATTATAGCAACTTAGAATAATTCCCAGAAGATGAATAATTGTTGACGCTAGATGATATTTTTGGTAAGATGACTGATGATAGTAAAGCAGAGTTGATTCAGAAATACATTAAGGAGAACTAAAATGGAAATCTTATCACTTGGTAATCGAAGCATTGTCGAATACAATGGAAAGAAACTTGAACTTTCTAAGATGGGCGATGGTGGTTGGAATTTCTGCACTGAAAAGGGGTTTGGTGTTCTTACTCAGAACTTCTATATTAACAAACCAACACCTTCTCACTGTGAAAATATGATCAAGAAATATGGGGTGGATGTTTAGTCTGCACTGATACAGCTATTCTAATGACAGAACTAATTAAGAAAACAAAAGGATGAAATAATGAGCACATTCGGAGATGACACATTTAAGCAAAGAATGCTAGATGAATTTGGTTGCTATACATATCACAAAATTACAAAACCTCAAGCAATAGCAGAATTTGCAGAAGTGTTGGCATATTTATGTGGCGATATTAGTATATCAAAGGCAGATTATGACACTATTAAACAAGAAGCATTTGAAAAAGCCAAAGCTGATTTAATATCAAGGATTAAAGCATAATGTATTTCTTTACAGCAGATGAGCACATGTCACATGCCAAAGTTCACGAAATAGATTTACAAAAAGAAAAGATAATGGTAGAATTAGGATATAAGTATATAACCATATGGAGTAAAGAATACAAAAGCAACAAAGAAGAGATGTTTAATAAAATAATGGAGAAAATTTATGAATAGGGGAGACATAGGTGTAGGTGATGATGGTTATATTGACCATATCACCTACATTTGAAGGAGTTGACACTGATAGCTTGTTCGTCAATGTAGAGGACTTTATTTTAGCACATGGTATCCCAAAGGATAAATGGTTAAGCTTGCCTTTAGACAAACAAGTGGATATAGTATTAAGAATATCCAAGTGTTTAGAGAACCATGTTGATAGCAATGCTTTAACCATAACTCAATTAGGAACATATAACTCAACAGTTACTGATTTCTCTATTAACTTCAAACAAGAGATTGTTTGTAAGACTGCGTTGTTTGTTGCTAAGAAGAAGTACGGATATCATTTAGTTAATAAGGAAGGAAAGAAAGAGGATAAGATTGATGTTACTGGTTTAGAAATGATTCGATCAGAGACACCAACCATTTTTAAACCAGCATTAACACATGTACTTGAAATGATCCTAAAAGGCTCTTCAGACGAAGATATTAAGAAAGTGGTGGAAGACTATAAAGAGAGTCAGAAACACGCTAATATCGAAGATTTGAGCGTTAATATCGGTGTTAGAAACCTAACCAAGTATATTGTTAATAATACTTGTGTAAAAGGAACTCCATATAATGTCAAAGGAGCTTTTAATTATGAATACCTATTGAGAGAATTTGGTATCTATAACAAGTATGAGCATATCAAAGAAGGCGAAAAGCTAAAGCTTATATATGTTAAGAGAAATAGATTTGGAGTCAACAACATAGGATTCTATGAGTGGCCTGAAGAATTTACCAAAGAAGGCATTCAACACGACTACCATAAACAAACCGAAAAGTTTTTTGTTGGTAAGGTATCTATGTTATTAGAGCCACAAAACAGAGAAAGTATTCTCACTATGTCAAAAAACATGGATGTTTGGTTTTAAGGAGATAAGTTGACATATAAATAAAGAGGTATCATGAAAACATTAATTCATAGTATTTTGCATACAGTGTTTGCAATAATCATCATCAACTGTTTTGTTAATAACTCCATTCTTAGAAGTCAGAACGATTCATTACACAATACCATTCAAACACAAAAAGCATACATAACCGATATCTCAGCAAAAAATAGTCATGTTGATGGTATCATTAAATCTATGATGGTTCCTGTAACTGTTACAGCATATACATCAAGTAGAAGTGAGACAGATGGGAATCCATTTGAAACTGCATCATTGAAGAAAACTAAGAAGGGTATGATTGCGGTATCAAGAGATATAGAGAATCAATACAACTTAAAATTTGGCGATATGATATATCTAGTTCTAAATAATGTTATTAGAGGACCATACGAATATCAAGATAGAATCGATCATAGATGGAGTAAACGAGTAGATATATACATGAAGAATAAACATGATGCTATTGATTTCGGAAAACAAAAAGGAGGCTTTGTTATTAAGAAAGCCTCCTTCAATGTATTATCAAGTTCCTAAATCTCTGGCAGTTAGTTTATAACCACTAGTAGCCTTTCTTTCTCTTTCATATGCATTATGAGTCAATCTAACAAGATCGCCCTTAACTTCAACATCTTTGTTATGCTCAAGGGTTTTCTTTACTATCCCACTCTTAAGCAACTGAGCTAGATTAACACCAGAATTATACCCAAAGAATATTGATTCCATATCGAACCATTTATGATTCTTCCAATCATAACTCTGATGAACCACTACTTGACGATATATTACATTGTCATGTAGTGGTGATTCATTTATAAAAAGTTCTAACTTGTTTATGATGTCCATATGTAATCTCCTATAAGTTCTATTTATAGGATAACATACCATTAAAATAAGCTAGAGGCAAATCCTTTTATCACATTTAATGGTCCATTAGACACTACAGCACCTACTAGACAGGCTACAGCCCAAATGCCAATAGTTGCTGATATAATCCCCATTACTGTGATAGACACCTTAGAAACGGTTTCTGATGCATTGGTTGTTGTGTTGGTTTTAGTTTTGGTATCAATCATTTTATTCTCCTTTGTAATTTGATATTGTATAATGCATATACAATGCCATTACAAAAGAAATGCCCTAATAAAGTAGAATCAACCACTTAGTTAGGGCATTAAATAAAACTTTGTCATTTTGACATCATCTATTTGTCATTTTTGTTGTCGTTGATCCACTTGTCAAATTTTAAAGTCTTTGGAATTTTGCCTTGCGAAGTTTCTCCACTGGTCCCAGCTGTATTGGTAGCTATACCCGTTGATATAACAGCATCATCTTGTAAAAACTGCTTAAATAATTTTTTCATTGTTCTTCCCAATTCATTTTATCAACATACTCAGGTATTCTATATAGTTGATCTATAATTCGTTGTGGAGTGTCTTTAGCATAATCAATAAACTGCATTTCTCTAAGCTCTCTATCAACACCAGGAAACTCTCTATAAATCAATCTCAATGCTTTATCAAGATCATCAAGAGCTTTCCTGAATTGCTTGGTAGATGCATGTGAAACTTCATCTCTATCACCACTTTTCTTTAACCAACTGCTAAAGTTCATAGTATCATCCTTATTATTTATCAGAGAAAAGATATTTAAATTCCAAACCATTCCAAACCTGAGTATCACCAGATTCATCTATCGGATGCCAGCAGACATGCTTTCCAGATATTAAAATATACTTGTATTTATAGTCGAGGCCAATTCTATAATCAACACTACTTGGATGAAAAGTACCAGAACCATATCTATCCATTAATGTACTAACACTTGTCCAAGGTCTAAATCCACTATCGAAAGTCTGCCCAACCTCAATTTCTGTTCTCCATTTAGCTATACCACCATTTGGATATGATGAACTATTACCATCCCTAAACTCAAATGACACAAACCCATCAGCAGCTAAACAGGTGGTTGATATTAGTATAACAAATAAAAATATTATTGTCTTCATTTTATTTTCTCTTTTATGTAATAAAGTATATATGATGATAACACACCAGAAGCACAAGTGAATGCAAAGTCATTAACATCAGGTGTACCTCTTCCTGTGGCGTCATAAATTTCTTTACCCAAACCAGCAGAGCATGAAGCCAATGATCCTACTTTTGGATTAGAAAAAGAAGTAAATGATACTCCTATAATAGCTCCTGCAATTATATGTTTGTTCTTATCTAGGGCAAAAGCGAGAGAATTTGTAGCTAACATTATCAAAAGTGATAAAAGTACACAAATCCTGACAATCATATAATCTTTCCAGCAGTTGGATGATAACCAAGTACCAATGAGAAAGTAGTTGGTTGTGCTGGTAAGAAGTCAAGATCAATGTATTCATAGTTACCAACAACGACCTCAACATAACCATCAGCATCTGGTAGTCCATTCATCTCACCAATAAACCCATTAATATCAGTTGAATCAGGGTTACATGTAATTGGTCTTGGGAATTTTGGATTCCCATTAACATCAAGTTCTGAGTTCCCACCGGAATAAGTGTTAAGAACTTGTAGTTCCAATGCAGCATTTCTAAGAGGAACTGACCAATCGTTGTCTATTACCGGTGTTTTAAGCTTTGCGTGTAGTTTCATAATTATCCAATCTCCAAGAGTTTAATATTTGCATTTGCTACGTTTGTTGAGTTCATACTACCTATTTCTATTGTTGTTCCAAACACAGGAGCTAGTGTTGTTGTGTTATTGTTAACTAAACAACAAGTGAAGTTATCAACAGTTCCTGAGAAACCCGCCCCTATCACGTTCATATTTTGATTTATTGCCGCGATATTAGAACCAGTCTTATGACCAGTAGTACTAGATGCGGAAATGCAAGAAGTTCCACCTATTGTTAATAGTAGTGTACCCGCTGTTCTAGTTAATACATCAATATCTAATTGATATACCTTGCCGGTTGTAATTGATCCATTGGTTTGATAAAGTGAAGTGGATGATAAAGTTCCTGTACCAACACTAGAACCAACTACCCAAGTACCATCATCTTTCAACCAACTTGGATCACTATCAAAACCGGGATCAACGGCAACATTGGAGCCTATTCCTGTCAAACCACCAACACTATCAACCATAACCATCACAGTATTATCTGGAAGAATAACAGCAGTAAATGTATATGTTGTTCCAACAACTAATGTTCCATACCAACAAGCAAACTCATTAACACCTGCTACAGTTTTTTGAACATACACTCCTTGGTTATTATACCAGCCACAAACGTAGTTGTTGGAATCACTATATGATCCAAACCAATTTTGCATTACTGTACTATTTACAAACTTAGGTGTAACTTTAACAGAGATAACTCTATTACCAGATGTTGGCATTACAGCAGCAGTTGTCAAGACTGATTTAGTTGCACTTCTGCTTCCTGTTGCTCCATTTGTTGGCATTATTGAAGTAGATGTAGCTGATTGTTCAGTTTGTGGACAACAGAATCTAATAGTTGACCCACTCGTTACCCATAGTTCAGATGTTTGACCAGCAGTGGTCGTTAAATTTTCAGAACTAATTCTTGCATATGAGCTTGATGTTATAATCTTTGAACCGGCTCCATTACTTAAAGTCAACCCTGATGTAGATGGTCCTGAAACGGCTCTAGCATATATTGAAATAGAGCCAACACCTGTAGCAAATACCCCAGGTATAAGAACTCCTCCATCACCGCCAACTGAAGTAGCTTCATAGCATTTTGTTCCTGAAAATCCTGAAAGTGGGGAACTAGCTAAAGCAGCAGTATCATCAACAACCGTTAGAGTGACATTATTTGAGAATAACACAAATCCAGGTACAACTAACCCTGTTACATTGTTGGATTTAGCACCAGTACCTAAACCAGAAACGAATGCACCCGTAATAGAGTTAGTTCCACCTACTTCATTAACGGTATCGTTGGCAGTCATCGTTTGAGCAAGCGTACAGGTGTACTGCGTTCCAACATTATTGTTTGCTGCACCAGCAAGAGTGAAATCAACTGAAGTTCTACTTGCTATCTTGTATACCTTACCAACAACTGTGCTACCAGAATTGATTAGTGTACCCAACTGATCTGCGCCTGGAGTACTATAACAAGTACAAACATTGATACCTGAAGATTCAGATACTTGCCCTTTACCAGCAGTTAACATAGTTCTAACACCAGAGTCAGTTACAACACCGTTTCCATCTACAGACATTGGATTCTGATATGGAAAATATTGAGTTGTGTTAAAAGTTACATACTCACTTGGATTCTGATTTGTTATACCTGTTACATCTTCCCATTGCTCTTCACTCATATAAATGGTTATTGGAGATAGTAAAGCACCGCCTACGGATACACCAAATGAAACATTTCCAGCAAAAGGAAAAGCACTAACAATAGCTGGTGACACTCTTTTCCATGTTGTTATATCAGTTGAAGAAGTAACCGATCCTAATATAAACGCTGCTCCTCCACCTGATGATGAACAAAATATATCTAATGATTCTGATCCTGTTAAGTTTCTACTGAATACCAACGATTTTGTTAATCTATAAGTTCTACCAACTATGGCAGTTGCTATTGGTGTTGGCAATGAAATTCGTGATATCGCCCAACCTCCAGAATTAGTTGGAAAAGTAACTTTAACAGAGTTCTTTCCTAAATATGAGATAGAGTTGCTATCAACAGTTGGTGGTGTTGAACCGGCAGCAGTCCAATTTAATCCTTCAAAGGATGTGCATTTATTTGTAACACTTCTCATCCCATCATAACTTGGACTATTAGATGATGTAACACCCATTTTGCTATTCTCATCCAATCCAAAATATAAACTGTTTCTTGTATAAACAGGTGTAGGTGCGCCAGTTGATGAAACTCCTGAGTAACCAAGAGGCCAATTGTTTCTTCCAAAGGTATCAGAAGTCATTCTGATGTTCTTGAATTGTCCATAAGTAACATTACCAGCGTTAAAACTTCCTATCTCAATGGTTGATCCAAGAACTACGGGAGTTGTGGTGGAGTTGTTGAAGATTTGTTTAAGTGATACATCATCAATATCTAGTGTTGTCGTACCACTTGTGCTATAATTCTCTGTTGAGACTGTTGTAATATTAGACCTCGTGTATGTTCCATTTGCGGAAAATGGGTATGTTCCATTACACATATAAATTGATCCAGCAACATATCCTGAAATTATAGCAGAACTCTGATAACAGAGGTTAACTGTCTTTAAAGTTGTTTTTGATATAGCAGATAAAGAGGTGGCAACAGAAGTTAGTCTGCACACGCCAGCAGTTATAGTTGTTCCAGTTGATTTTGTCCAGTATCCAGTATCAGAACTAAAGTCTCTATCAGCAGCAACTGTAATCAACTCACTTCCTAATCCAGCATTAGCACTAACCCCATTAACAAATAATCCCAAAGTGTTGTTAGGATATATGATGCCAGTTACTAACGCAGTTGTTCCACTTACAGGAACGTGATCAATTGTAACGAATTCAGAAACTCCAGCAACTCTCTTCTCAAAAAAAGTAATAACACCATTGTTGGATATTTTGATGTAGTTGCTTGCATCAGTGTAACTTGACCATAAACACACTTCAGTACCTACAACTACTGCCAAAGGAGTCCAATTTAAATCAATAACTCTATAACCGGCATAAGCTAGATTTCTTAATGTTGGTGTGTAATACTTAGTTGCACTTCTACTTGCAGTTGCTCCATTTGTTGGTATATAAGATGTTGGAACAGTCATCGCTAAATCCTCAAACTGAGGCATATAGAAATAAATCACTGAATTTGCATTAGCTACCATTCTTACTCTTGACTGAGTATTTGTCAAAGACGGAACTCTTGATAATCTTGAGTATGCCGAGCTAGATATGGCAGTATTTCCACCGTCATAATCAGTTTTGAAATAACCAGAACCAGCAGACGCTCTTGCAACAAGAGAGACTATACCTGCATTGGTTGTATTTATTACTCCAGTTAGATCAAAATAAGCAACGGTAGAACCTGCACTGTTATCAAATTTATAAACCTTACCTGATGGCATTATACTATTGTCACCCATCGTAGTTACTGCCGTTAAGTCTGCTACGATAGTCAAGAAAGCGGCTGCATCTCCTGATATTACATTAATACCCGGAATAACAAGATTTCCAGTAACAGCTTTGCAACCAGTACCTAATCCAGAAACGAAAGCACCTGTAACAGAGTTAGTTCCACCTACTTCTTTGATTGAAAAATCATCAATTGAGAATACAGAGGTAGTGCTTACGGGTGTTGTAATTCCACAAGTGCTAGAAGCAGTATTAGAAACTATATCCTCGGTATATGTTCCATTACCTGATCTAGTAGTTCCTGTCTGAGTACCACCAATAAAAGGTATTGCTGAACCAGATGAATATCCTGATATTGTATAGGTTATTCGGTAAACTTTACCAATAGTTGTAGCTAATCCTTGGTATAAGGGTGTGTTAGTTGCGACATTGACAGCGGCAACCGTTCCACCCAAAGTCCAACCACTATTGTGCGTCCAACCAGTATCAGATGAGAAAGTTCCATTGGTAACTAATTCCGTTCCCAATTGATCAGCACCAGGAGTACTATAGCAAGTACATAGATTAGTTGCTGAAGGTTCAGATATAAAACCATTGTTTCCAGCAAGCATTGTTCTAACACCAGAATCTGTGGCAGTGTAAGAATTTAGTGACATCGGATTGGCATAGGGAAAGAATTGAGTTACTGATTCTGAAGTAGTTGCAACGTATTCGCTAGGCACTCCGTCATCTATCCCAGTAACATCTTGAACCTGTATCTCACAAACATATACAGTTAATGGTGCATTCAAGTTAGATATACATATACTAGAGAAGTTTGGTCCTGAAACAACACATATATCAGCTGTTGGATAAGAACGTCTTCTCCATGAAGTAGAATGGTTTGTAAATGTCTCAAATATTTGAAATAGACCATTTGCTCCAGTATGATATGATACCATTGCTTCACCAGAAGTCAACGCTCTGCCCATTACAATACTCAAAGAATGTCTGTATGATCTACCTAATATTCCTGTCCATATATATGAACTATTAGCTCTCGAAATACTGTACCCACCAGAACCACTTGGAAAATCTATCTTGGTGCATACCTTCCCTAGATAGACAACACCATTAGTCACTGTTGGGGGAGTCGATCCTCCAGCAGTATATGAAGGATTGGAATTTGTGCATAGGTTGGTAACTGCTCTCATCCCCGGATATGCAGAACTTCCAGAAGAAGTTTCAATTAGTTTACCAAACCCGTCAAGTCCAAAATACCTTGAAGCTCTAGTAAACAAAATAGGATTAGTACCCGCTCTCTGATTCAAGTTGTAATCAGAAGGCCAGAATGTGCTATTGTTGTTTCTGAGTAAACCAGGAGTCATCATAATTAATACACCAATGCAGGAGAGATTCTTGTAGTTGCACCACTAGACTTCCTGCATAGTGTCAACCAATGTTCTTTTGAAGCATTCAGGCTTACTGTTTGACCATCAACGGTAACTGTTGGTATGTTAGCTCCTGTATCAATAACAAGAGTCAACATACAGAATCCATCTGGCCATCCTGTAGTTGTAACAGTTAATGTCTGACCTGCTGAGATACCAGATGCATCAATATATTTACCGTTTCCAGTAGCGTAATTAAGACTGATAGCACCAGTTACTAATGGAGTAAATGTAACTCTTGTGTCGTATTGACCAACAATGGTTGTTAATGAGTTAAGAGTGATTATACCCTTAGTGCCGTGTGCAGTACTTGATAGAGTTAGGTTCTCACTTGCTGCTGTACCACCATTGATAGTCTGACCACCTGGTATACCAGCAAGAGCAACCTTTTCTGTATCAAGTTCGTTTAATGCGGTCTGCACATCGGTAGATGAAATTAAACCGGCTGGAGTATTGGTGATTGAAGTTGCTGGATGCTGATTCGCTAAATCCCTATCAGAAAGTCCTTGATGACTTGTAACAACTTCTCCACCAGATAATCCATGAACTAGAATAGCGTGGTCGATTTCTAATCTATCTGACGTATTACCTGTTGATGTATGATTAAATCGTATCTTTACTCTATTGCTATTCGATGTGTCTATATAATTTACACTGTCTTCAGTGTTCCAAGTAACATTTTGAAGTGAGGAGGTATTATTAGAGATAGGTGACAAAATACTATCCCAGAGCGTAGTTGTTTTGTTCCAGATTTCTAAATTGACGGTATGTGTTGTAGAGCTTGAAACTCTATAGTAACGATAATGTAAATGGACTTTATTAAAAGATACAACCGAATCAAATGTCAAAGTTACTCTTAATGGCTCGGAAGTGCCATCATTATACGCCCCAGCATTTTCGGTAACAACTAGATCGGTTCCACCTAAAATCTGTAAATCGGCGGCGGTCCCTGTATAAGATTGGGCTGTCATTATCGATGCAACATTATAGTTTACGGTTGTTAATTTGTCTGCAATCTGATTAATCGCCGTTTGAACATCTACTGCGGTGATACCATCATAAGGGGTATTAGAAACAGAAGCAGCTGATACATTTGATATAGGTGTCTGTCCATTTGGAATAGAACCAGATAGTCTATAATCTTGGTTACTTATCCAGGTTAGAACACTGCCTGTGCCATATCTGAATATCATCTTGTAGAGTAACTTCCACTCAATGATGAATCCAACAGGTAGTGTTGGGAACGATACATTCTGAGCTTGAGTCAGTGTCATAGTAGTTGTCGTATTCTGACCAACAACTATAGCAATCTTGCTATTTGTATTTGCTCCAGTACCATTAGTTCCATACACCCAAGACACAAAATATCCATTGGTGTTGTTACCAGTGATAGGAGCAGGACCAGTTACAGTGTCATACTGAGGTATACCAGCAGGAGCATAATAAGGGGCAACTGAACCTTTGACCCATTTCATTGTACCATCGGTATGATGCATGAATAGATTACATGTGGTTGCAGCACTAGACATATCGTTGCTGATATCTTCATCATATACGTTACCAGCTGCTATAGAGAATGTAGCATACTGATTAGCACCGGGATTCGTTAAGGCGAATGCATCTGCGTGATGAATTGTGCTGTATTGAGGCCCAACTGAATGATGCGCCCAATGATGCCAATGAATATCTCTCCAAGAGTGATGTCTTTCTTCTTCAAGAATGCCTTGATGATTTACAGCATCCCAAAGAACAGTACAGACAAACGCCATACCATCGTAATTTTCCGATTCAATGTTCCAGACCGTTCCAGATACAGTTAGCAATTTAGTTATTGAGTCATAGTAAATGAAGTATCTCTTTGATGTAGCAGCTACCTGAGTTACTGATTCAGTATTCTTTAGGTGGCGTATACCATTGATGTATACAGGGAAGTTAGTTCCTGTAATAGTAACTTTGAATGTATCATTTACAGCACCAAAGTTCTCAGCTAATGACAAAGTGCTTGTTGTTTGATCAACGAATCCTGTAGGGACATTGTTTTCTGTTGCAGTCAACAGGTTTAATTTGAGATTATCGGCTGAATCAACATATGCTTTAGTTGTTAGGTGTGCTGCAAGTGTTGGTGTCTGACCACTAACAGGAATAGATAATGTAGATATATGAGCATCAGTTGCGATAAGGTGACTATAAGAGCCACTTAACACATTAGTATATGTGCTATTTAGTGTAAGAATATCAGCCGTGGTAATGGATTGATAATCAAATGAGCCAGACAATGCATCGACATTTGTTGATGTTAATGTGGTAATGTATGCATCACCCGCAGTAAAACTACCGTTAGGAATGGTGATATTATATGACTCATCACCATACAACCAAGTGTTGAGATATGTCCCGCCACCATTATCATCATTTCCAATCCATAAATGATTGCTTGAGGCATCGCTTCTACCGGCCTTATAACCAACAGAAACATTACCAGAGCCAGTATTTAAACCAGAAGCACCAACACCTATCGCAGTGTTTTTTCCACCGTTAATATTAGAAGTAAGAGCAGCAGCACCAATTGCAATATTATCATTTCCTGATGTTCTTGATTGTTGTGCTTGAAAACCCAATGCTATGTTATCATTACCATCTTGATTTCCATACAATGTGTTGTAACCAACAGCAATGTTATAATTTCCTGTTAGGTTGGAGTGTAATGAACGATAACCAACACTTGTATTACCAAACCCAAAGGTATTATGTATAAGTGCCTCATAACCTATTGCAGCATTATCATAACCAGTTGTATTGTCATATAATGCATATGCACCTATGGCGGTATTATATTGACCTTCTGTATTTGATTTTAGTGCTCCATACCCTATAGCAACATCATAATCTCCGGTTGTATTATCAAAAAGGGCATGATACCCAACTTTAATGTTATACACACTTGATGTAGATTGATAATTATCAACATAATTCTTTGTTGCATATTGGTTATTTAAAACTGGCTCACCGCCAGATGGGGCATTAGTAAAGAATGCACTTTGATTTACTGTTAGGTTATCAACAGTAAAATTCTCTGTTGTTCCACCTATAATACCGCCGATAGCATCGTAGATCGTTAGCATCTGATTATTAGATACCAACTTATTCATAGTGGTATCATTATCAGTAATATTTACTGATTGAATTCCATGAGGACTTTCAGAGTGTGTTGATTCTACGTGTTGATTCCATGTAGTTCCTAATAGATTTGATATAGACTTATCAAATACATTATCAGTATTTCCCAATTCAACAGGATAGTAAGATGATGTAAAGCCGAATACATCAACATAGTCAATGTATCCTTTGATAACACCAGCCTTATCCCAAGCAATCTTAAACTTCTGAGTTGATATATGACCTCCAACTTCGGAGCTATCAGCAATCCAGAACTCAAAGAAACCATTTGATAGTGTGGTTACTTGACCAACAGTATCAGCAGAACCACCACGTTCACTGTGGAATATATTAGCCACAGTTTCAGTACCTGCCTTATAGACCTGTATTGTAGCCCCTTGTATTGGTTGACCTTGCTCATTAATGAGATATTGCCATACGTGATTACGTGCCATCGTATATTCCTTATATTATAGAACTTTGATAATCATCATTCTTGATGTATTTAATGGTCTTGCGTTTGTTCCACCCTCATAACCTATGAGATTTAGTGGATTTGATACATTATCAACCGGACCATATAACGAGTATTGAACACCCCCAACGCTATCGGAGTTTATATTATGAGGGTGTGTGTGACTCTTATTCTGGCTTGCTTGTTCATTACCAACATAGTCACCAATAGCACCGGACCCACCGACTGGTTTTGTTCGGGTTCCCCGGTCTGGATCAATACCAGCACCGTGATCCCAAACACTGATATATTTACCTCTTGGGTCTGGCAACTTGAATGAAGGACCAGAACCACCATATGTATAACCAATAAGAGCAAACAATGTTGCATATGTGGTTGTACTTAATAGATCGCCATTCTCTTCCTTCCAACCATCTGGTGGTGTAGTACCAGCTGGCCAGAACATTTCACAACCAATAGGAACACCACGACTAGCAGATAATGCAGCAATTTGATCATCTATATATTTTTTAGTAGCTATATGAGCATCAGAAGTTGGTGTAATACCACTTGGCTTATTAGTGAATGTAGTAATATTTGCATTTGTTAATGTGGCAGTAGTAGAACCAAGTGTTGTAATAGTTGCATTAGATGCGTTTACTGTATTGGATGCTATCGTTGTAGATGTTAACGAATCTATAGTAGCTGTTGGTGTATCAATATATGTAGCTGATAGTGTAGCAGACAACATCACATCATCAACAATATCAATAGAACCATCAATACCAGACAATGAATTTGTTGCCATGCCATTGGTATATAAATTCATTAATGACCATCGTTTATATCCAATACCCTCATCATTTGGCTTTATCACTAAAGGTAAACTTTCAGGTACATTTGTTCCATAGGTAACAACTTTATATACATGAAAATCCATACCATTCTGAGCAAAGGCAATATCATTATTGTTAATAAAATCTGTTGAAATCTTATCAACCGAAAATGTTGATGGATCAGGAGTAGCTGATAAATCATTTGTTAGGGTACTAGCCCCCATCAGTTTAATTGGATTTCCCATGTTATACTAACTCCTGTAATTCTTCTTGAATGGTTTGTGATACCAATAAGCATTTATTATTTCTTAGTGCCATGAAGTATTTATATTGTTCTTGATTTATAGTTTTCGCATTATCGATAGATACTTCAGTTACTATATTGTTATAATCGGTTAATTGTATTGCAGTATCATTATAGGACTCAGATATTTCTATTCCTTGCTTAAGAGACAGACAATCCTTGATATCACAGTCCATATGATAGATAACACCATCAATAGTAACTTTAACTCCCTTAGATACTTCTGTGTCGAAATTCTCTTTAATTAATATAATTTTCTCATCTTGTTGTTCTTTGAATAGCTCTT